GTTACGCGAACATCTGTAGTAAATCCTTGAGGCGCTTTGTTGCCAGTACCCTTAATGATATTACGACCCTCGCCTTCAGCAAAAGCAATATTACCATCAGTTAAGATTTCAGCTTCAACATCAAAGCCAGACATCATTAATAAATCACGGGTTATCGGTACAGTTACCGCTTGACGATGAACAGTTAATTGTTCTGTGCGATAATTCGATATACTTTCCGATGAGGTTTCACGCTCCCCTTCAAACTGCGCCTGAAGAATAGCGTCCCGCACTGGAATATCTAAAGTTTTACCAGAGATTGTACGCACACGACATACCCCGCGAAGAGGTGATATTTCAACAATTTCGCGCTGCAAGTCATCTTGCTCAGGAGGCATTACTAGAGCGCCCCCTTCACTGTCAGAATCAGTGCGAAGAGTCGCTTTCGTTACACCATTATTAATCCAGTGTTTTAATTCGTGCGGAGTAATATCACCCTTGGCATATGCTGTAAGCTTTTCGTACTCTTCAGTAGACTTCCAGTTAGCTACTGCATTGATATTTCCTTTGCGAGCAATTTCGATTTCCATTTCTTCCATGTGCTCTTGCATTTCTTTCTGCTTCGTTTCAGCTTCAAGAGCAGCAGCAACTGATTGCTGATTTGTTTTTTCGAAGACATCAAGTTTTTTATGAATATCATCGATTTTAGTTTCTTGATCTGCAGTTCGCTTACCGGCTTCTTTCAGTTCGGCAATTGAATCAACTGTTTTGTGCAATTCATCGACTAAGTTTTTAAACTTAGATTCATCGAACTTCCCACCTTCACCTACCGCAGAAGCAATGGCCCTGGGTAGCGTTCTTAATTTAGTTCGTAACATAACTATTTTCCTGTTAGTTGAGAGTTAATGTTATTCACTACTTCGAGTGCCTTTGTGAAATCAACATCTCGTTGACCTCCAAGATCAACATCTCGTTGCTCCTGTTCCCAGTTCTTAGTAGATTCTACAATAAACTCAGCGCCTTTACGGGTAAAGCCAACTGAGCGTAAAACTTCTTCCATCTTACGGATAGAGTCGATAGGGCCAAATACGCCCTTAATGTACTCTACATCGAAAGATTTAGTGAATGGGGACTCAAGCCCCATCTTCTTATAATAAGACTCAACATGATTAATAACGGCTGGTCTATCGGTATCTGGTATGTTAACTCCGCCTCTTGCACCTTGTAATGCACCAGCAGCTGCAAATATTCCACGCGGTACGGCTACCATACGACCATCGACTATATCAACAAATGGGAGTTTATAAGATCCAAATTCTTCTGCATTCTCACGGTCATACCAAAAAAATGCATCTTTATATGAAGCGTTAGGGGATTCAGTCGATCCGGTAAATTCTCGGACTCGACCATCTGCAGCATCACTGTCCCATGACATTTCTCTACTGGCTAAAGGTAAGTCCTGAAATGTTGTCGCTGTTTTCATGCCAGTTACTACAGCTAACGGATTAGCAGGAATAGGTACTAACGATATTTCCCATAACTTCAGCTTCTCGATTATGCGTCTACCTGCTTCCATTATTTGATCAATAATACTAAAGCCAATAGACATAGCTTTAAGTGACCCAATCTTCATTTGAGGGATAACTCTACCTCTCACAAGGTCGTCTGATTTTGGTAACTTTCCTTTAACAAACAAACCTTCAGGGGTTACTTCAAATGAAATAAAAATACCGATAGGCTCACTCATATCGTGAACCCATAATAATGGAGGGCTTTCAGATCTGATTTCTGCTATATCAAAAGCGCCTTGCTTAATAATATCTCCATCACGATCAACATTACCGAATGTAGAAGCCAACCCTTCAAAGAAGAAAAAATCAGGATCGCTGTCGTCGATTTGCTTTATTTCAAAAGGTATAACCTTTTTGCATAAGTGTTGTGGTGATTTAGTGAAATAATTTCGCATAGCAATACCTTTGAAATTTATATTATCCATAATAAGCTGAACACCGACACTTTGCAACATTGTCAATGGTAGCCCCTTGGCTTGTATCACCTGGGAACATTAATGATTGATTCTGTACTATAAACGGCTTATTAGTTGGTACACGTTGTTTATTAGCCGCCAAATGTGAGTCACGCTGCTTGCCATCAACAATAGTTGTCCAATCTTTGGTTAATGTAGAAGCCGGCTGATGTACAACACTGACCACAAATGGAATTAAACCTCCAACTACTTCGGCCTCTGTTAATTTCGTGACTTCAGCTGAGTTCTGAGTTTCAGTTAATCCAATAGTAACTGCTCTCACGTCAAATCTCTTTTGTAAAATATTACCGGCAACTAGCGCTATATTGGTTGGGTTAACTTCCACGCCCTCTTCTTGAAGCGATGTCATAGCCCCGCTGACAGCTTTGACCAATTGATTTTGATTTGTTTCAGTAATAATCTGAGATTGCTCTAACGCTCTCCGTGTGAACCAAGGAAGAAGTGCGGCATCTATCTCATCGTCAGTTTGATCTTTCCTAAGACTACGTTTGAATTTATTTGATACCTCAAAATAGTGTGTATTAAGAGCGTCATTAAAATCATCCCGGTAAGATGAAGCTATTATAATGCTATTGGTCTTGACATATTCTCTTTTGAAATCACGTATCATACCATCGAAGATATTTGACACCGTTCTTTGTAAGGATTTTTCAAGGGTTAGCTTCTTGGCTAAATCCTGCCTAGCTTGTTTAATCGGTGTCGTCATCGAATACTCTTGGATTAGTTAAATCTTCATCTGAAGCTACCGGTAACATTGTCGCAGGCTTGTAAAGTGAATCAGCACCTTCTGAAAGTGGCTCTCTACCAAGTAATCCACGTATCTCGTTATCAGTCTCAACATTCAAATCTTTCCTAGTCTTAAGCTGATTGAGGCGTCTGGTTTGCAATGCTTCAATACTGTCTTCGTCAATACCTAACCTGAACACACTTGGATCAAGACCATATCTTGATATAAGCATTCTACTTAAGTTACCGTATATTTTTTTAGTTAATGGCAATACAGCATCATCATAGAGGGCTAATTTAGCTTCTGATTTATTATTGAATGTCGAACTTCCTTGATTAGCAAACTCAAGCGGTACTTTATAGATACCATATATTGATTCTTTACTTAGCATTCTGAGATTGACAAAATCCATATCTTTGTTTGATGTACCGAATTCTTTAAGATCCATATCTTCAGCATCTACTACACCAATCTGAGCACCGCTAGTTCCACCAAATTGGGCCATTATTCGATTCTTAATGGTCTGGAAGTCTTCATCTCCAAGTTGTGTCTTGACGTTAAACACTAGTGATAAACGCCCACCCTTCTCAAGCATGTTGTTGTTATGCTTATGACCTAAAATCTGTTGGCGAATATCATCTGCTGCTATACCGAGTAATGATTGACCACGAACTGCTGAATTCTCCCGGGTAGAAAACCCTCTTGCCTGATATAAGTTGGTTAAATTATCCCTTTGGTAGGTGACAGAGCCTTTAACATTCTTTCTATTATAGTTACCTGACCCTATTACATCTGATATAGATATGCTGGTAGTAAACCCATCACCACCCCTCACTACAGACATATGGCGAGGACTTAATGGGATTAGTTCAAGTGGTGGCTTTTCTAAACGTCCAATAGCAAGAACATAAAACTCATCTGTAACGAGATAGTTTGTAGCCAGATTCTTCTTGAAAAGTTGGCTGTCATAATCACGAGAAGGATTATTCAACAGATCAAGAATAGGATGATCTTTAATAATAATATCAACACCATCTTTCTTTTCAATCAATACGGGTTCTATCTGAGCAAACTGTTCTGATATTAATTCTATTGGGGATGCTACAGCTGAAGAGTTTTCATAAAAGAAAATAGCTTTACTTGGAGGAATAGAAGTGCCAGCAAATGATAAAAAAGAGCTTGTGAGCTCATCAAAGTTAACAACTGTGGTGGCGCTCTTAGATTCTTCTGGGGCAAATAGCTTTGCTATAGCTTTATGGATTAGATTCATTATGGAGCCCGAAATTTATACCAATTTTAAGTTTACCAGATAATTAAACTATTTAAACCATAACAATTCTCACTGGTCTAATCTGTTTATCATAATTTATGTGCAATAGTTAAATCTCACAAACGAATAGGGAATGAAAATGGACATAAACGATCTAACAATTGGTCAAGCTAAAGAATTATCATCAATGTTTGGTGGTCAAAGTCAGTTGGTTTCGGCTGGAATTTTAATAGACGCTATCGGCAAGTATGTAATTGTGCGAAGCAGAAATGAAGGTATTAATGCGGGAATATTAAAGGCTGCTGATGATACAGGATGTGTTTTATCTGATGCCAAAAGGGTTTGGTATCATAAGCCAAAGGATAGTAAAACTTCTTGGTATGAAGGAGTAGCTAAAAGTGGGTTGGATGATAGTTCTAAGATATCTTGCTCTGTGTCTGAAAAATATATCATTGAAGATTACTCGATAACCGTATGTACTGATGAAGCAAGGGAGTCGATTTGTGGGATGAAGTCTCATGAAAGTTAACTCAATAAAGCAAAACTGGAATGGCTATGGCTCTGGCGATGGCGATGGCTCTGGCTATGGCGATGGCTATGGCTCTGGCTATGGCGATGGCGATGGCGATGGCTCTGGCTATGGCGATGGCTATGGCTCTGGCTATGGCGATGGCTATGGCGATGGCTCTGGCTATGGCGATGGCTATGGCTCTGGCTATGGCGATGGCTATGGCTATGGCTATGGCTCTGGCTCTGGCTATGGGTGAATAAAAAATTTCTAGGCCGAAATAAATCGGCGTGACTTTCCAGTCCACATAAACACTAAAACAAGACGAAAATAACTATTATGGTTATTTTCGTCATTATATGAACTCGAAGTTTACACCAGTTTTAAGTTTGCCAGATAATTCGAGGAGAGCATACACGCCTGCATCTAATCTATTTGGAGAGTAAGTAGATGTGAGTGGTACATATTCTTGATATTCCTCTTCTAATTTATCTAGCCCATCGGCATGGCGAACTAATCCCTGTTCGTATAAAGCACTTATCGGTTCTGCACGAGCATATTTCCCTTGCTTGGCATGAACTTTAATTATTTTACCTTTAAACCCCTTGCCCCGCAAGATGGTCTCTATCATATCACCACCTTGATTGGTTTCAACTACAATCGCGGCGGCATTATATTCGTCGTATGAGTCCATTGCAATTTGAGCCCATTTGTTTGGACTAGCCACTGCACTAAGGTCTTTATCTACAGAAAGAGACTTATCTTCATACCGTGAAGCGACAACAATACCACACTCATCAGAATCTTCATGTGCAGTCGTTGATGGATCAACAGCAACTACCGTCCTAACCCTTGGACCCTTGTTCTCAACTAGCTTGCATTGGATTATCATATCATAATCCCAAAGCGCTCCTTCTACGTCAGTCGAAAACTTACCAAGTTTAAATCTTTCTCGTTCTCTTTTTGATAGCGTGTCTAATAGTTCTTCATAATCTTCTGATATATTTTCCTTGTTGTCTTCTGGATTCATCGTAACGTAAGGAATTTTTTTCTTTAATGGATCCCCATCTATCGGATTAACGCCCTCGATGAAATATTTATATGTCCAGTGTTTTTTAGATGGTGGATTAAAGTCATACCATAACCGGTTAACTAACCCTGTCTTTTGTGCCAATCTGGTTTTAAGCATATTGACCGCGGCGAAATCTACCTGGGATGCTTCATTAATATAAATGGTCGCATATTCGTTGCCGAGTATTTTCTCCATTCTATCTTTTGAATCTATACCACCAAACCAAACTTGAGCGCCATTTGATGCTTCTAAAAACCAATCCTGTTTATTTTCCTTCCATACCAAGTCAGGGTTTAACATCTTGGAAACTTTCTTCCAAGTGTCATACCAAACTGATTGTTTTACGTGGTTGAATCTTAATCGAACTATGAGGTGTCTTGAATCAGGTTCTTTTAATGCCCGTAGCATGATGGCAAGACAAATGATTGCTGTCTTACCGGAGCGTCCACCACCTAACAAAGCGGCTTCCACTCCCTTGGAAAGTATTTTTATTGCTTCACGTTGCTTATCTGTCTTTTTGAATGTCCTGGTACATGGCATTTTATTATTTAAGTTCTAGCTTACGAGGAGTAGCTAAATGTTTTACGGAAGGAATATAAAATCTTTTACAAAAAAACATCACGGCAGGCTCGTTAATTTTAACACTCTCAGTATCAATACAATAAAAAGGGCATTTATCAAGTACTGATTGAACCTTGGATAACCACTCTGTTTGCTTTTTATTATAAATCTTCTTCATCTTTAGCCTGTACAACTTCCACTGTAGATACTGCGGTTTCTTGTTTATCGACAAGGCCCAAATCTCTGGCAATGATGTTAGGGTTAAGGAGTCCAGCGCTTGCACCTTCGAACTTCTGAGTTTTGATAACATTCTTAATTTTTTTTATGACACGGGAAAAATCTTTTCCTTCATCTGTATCTAAATTGAGATCCGATTCAAATTTAGTTAAGTATTCTGGGTGAGTATCAATGAATATACAAAGCCCTGAGATAGTCATAGCTCGCATTAAATTCTTTTTACCCGTTACCGCACCTTGAAACACAATTGAGTCTGTGAGCGGGTTATCATGCGCCCATGTGAAGTATTCTGTTGCGGCATTCCACATGTCTTCAGCTGTTGCGAATATCTTCTTTCTTCCATGTGTTGCTCTTGCTTCCCAGAACTTATTATTTTTAGGAGCGCCCAATTGAACCTCGTTGATTAATTAAATTGATATCGTAACGCAACTATACCTTTCTAATCCATAAAAGTAAAAAAGCCCCTCTAAATTGAGGGGCAAACGATGCTTGGGAACATCTATATTGTAACACACTTAATATTGGAAACATGTTAACAATAGTTTAACAAATACTATAAATCAAATTATTCGTTAATCTATCTTTTCAGCGATGTCTGATAAGTTGTTATAAAACCAACCCGCCTTAAATGGTGAATATTCTAATTCAACCATATCACCATTCACAGATGTACAAACTACAATATTGCCCTCAACTAAATCAACACCGCTAAAGTACCCTACAAGAGTAGTATCCTTTGTTAGTATCCAATCTCCAAGCGTGTCCATAAATAAATTCCTCGTATCATTCAGTAAAATAAGTACAGTCTATTTTGTATAAGGGCACTTGAGTTTTCCTCATTTCTTCATTGGATTTACCATAGTGAGGGTATTGAGAACACATTCCAGGTCTATTTTCATAATCCGAACAACCAACTCCATTGAAGTTTCTACATAGGAAATAAGATTGTTTATTACCAGCTAATTTAACTAAATGAGGATTGATTTTCTTTGCTCTACGCTTGCTTATCTTAATAAGTAAGTGATGGATACGGTTTTCTTGATGCAATAATTCATCACAGTTTTTGTATCCATACCTTCTGGTGTACGATTGCCACTCTCGTAATGATTTATCTTCAAGTACAGATAATACTTCGCAACATTTACTGCATCGAGCTCCATTTATTAAGCAGTGTTCTTTACTCATTATCTTACGTTTTAACTAGGGTGTAACCTGCATTGGCTAGAACCGCCTTTACACCTCCCCAATCTTCCACAAAGTCTCCAGCCTGAGAACTCCATAGGCGAATCTCAAAACTATCCCAGTCCTGAATTTCATCTGTTCCTATCTCTTCAGGCCAGCATGATTTAATTTCTGGCTTGTCTACTACTTGCGTAGACTGTAATTTCTTTTCCAAACACTCAATACGTTCACATGCAAATAAAACCATATCTGGACAGCCAGTTAATGCACCTACCTTGAAGTTATTACCTTCAATCATTAACCCATTCGCTGTAGATGCGACTGTGGCCATTTGTTGCATTTTTTCTAAGGTGTAATCACCTTCAGCCTTTACGATTTCCATAATTTCTTATTCCTCGTTGTTATTTACTGTAATTCTTTGGACTAACACATATATGTTTCATTGATTCATGGTTAGTGTTATGAATATTCCCAATCGGGCAATCGTCACAATACGTTGAATCAATTTCACTGATTCGACTATATACACGATCATGAATGCATGTAAATTGACTTTGCTTTAGTATTAATTTTCTCGCAGTCTCTAACGCCTCATTTCTTTCTTGAATCATTTTTACTGGTGTAAGCGCGTCATATTCTGACTGAGTTAATATATATTGCATGAATCATATCTTCCTATTTAATTTAACGGTTGGTCCCAAGGCATATACTCACCCTTTGCAGATTGGTGTAGGCAATAATCTAAAGTGTTACTGATAGTAACCATTCTAGATTTGCAATAGTTTAAAAGATTAATTTGGAAATCGTCTAAATCTAACTCTGGATTGATATAGAGTATCCTATCGATTTTATCTTGGCGTTCCCGAGACATTCTAACCCATACAGAATCAATCATTCGCTCACTCCTCTACAGTCTTTGTTTGCTTTGCAACGCTAGGGTATTTGGCCTCAACATCAAATATTTTTTGAATATCCACATGGCATCTTTCAGCTGGAGTATTCCCATTTGCAAATAAACTTCTTATGAAAAGTGCTATCGATGTTTTAAGTATTTTTTCCGACATCCGTCTTATTCCTATGCTACTTTTCCGGCAGTTTGAACGTCATTTAAACGTTGTTCTGCAGTTAAATATATGGAAGGTGTTTTCTCCATACCAATGAAATCTCGACCAGTTAAATAAGATGCCTCCCCAGTCGAGCCACTACCCATTGTATTATCCAAAACTTTCTGACCAGGGACAGTGTATGTCAGGATCATGTTTATCAGTAAATCGATAGGTTTTTGATTTGAGTGTAAACGGTCTTTATTTGGGACAGGAGCGTAACGAAGAACAGAGCGAGGATGCCTGTCTGTATTCCCACCTCCTGAAGTAACTCTTTCAGCACCACCGTAACATTCACCAGACTTTCGAGTGTAAAAGCTATTTACTGGCTTATGTCCAGCTGTCTTTTGTGGGTTATATGTTGGTAGTTTTTTATAGAATACACAGATATTTTCGTGTGCTTGTAATGGCATTTTACTGGCATTTAAATGACCAGTTGCCCGTGACTTTTCCCATATCCAATCATAACGGTACATAGACAAATTACTACAGGCTAACACCTTGTCGAATGGAGGTTTAGCAAATAGAACTATGGCGCCGCTGTCTTTCACAATGCGATTGTATTGCTTCCACAACTCAGGCATATCAATCACCTTGTCCCATTTCTGGCGAGTCGTGCCAAAAGGAAGATCAGCAAGCACCATGTCAATACTATTACTTGGTAAATCATCCATTAACTCTAGGCAATTACCTTGCTGCAAATCGATCACTTTCTTATTCCTGTATCACTTAATTAATTTTGAATGTTAATTATACATCAGGTTTATTAGTTAAGTGGTCTGATGAGTTAATTCAAGATATGTATCTTGTTGAGTAAATGCCGAGTAGCAACCCAATTAAGAAACAAAGTGTTGCATAGCTAATAGCATTTCGACCTAACTTTTTAATGAAAACTTGAGAGCTCCACTTGTGATCTTCAAAAGACTGGCGCAATGAGTTGTATTCCATTGCTTTCTCATGAAATTTAAACTCCCAAGCATCGTGATTCTTTTTAATAGCTTCGGCTGCTTTTGTATTTCGTTTGATAAACAGTGAATCAAAGTTATTCATCTATAAAATTAACTCACATGTTTTTTAAGAAAATTCTGTTTAAGTACACTTCCAGAAACTGTAGTAATTTTGGATAGTTGTTCACATTCCGATTCAGTAAGAATAGGGGAATCAAAGACATCTACAACTTGTTCAATTGAAGCACCAATAACCGTGGCTAGTTCAATAAAACCTTTAGCCCTAATAAAAGCTTGACTATGCGGCTTGGAGCTAAACGATATCGGTTGACGTTGTTCCTTAATAGCTTTCATAACTTATTCTTATGTTTTTTACGTTCGAGAAATTCATTATAGTTATTGGTTCGTCTTTTATCATATATTCCCATAAGACCAATGAGTACTATGATTACCAATATTAGAGGTATCCCATAAAGAACTACATTATTCATCTTTTTTCTCCGTTGCTTTAGGGGAGGTAATTCGAGCTCTGATTTCTTTGCGAAAACTTCTACGTTTCTTTTGCTTGGTTTTCTTTTTACTCATGCTTGACTTCTTCCTTTTTTGGCAACTGAGGTTCTTTAATTGGCATTACTGCTAAGATACATTCTGGCAAATAGCAGCTTTGAGAGTGTTCATTGAAACGAAAATAACCTTCACCATCATACCAGCAATGAATTACTTTACCTTTACAGGCAATCCAACAGAAAGATTCAATAGACTTCCATTGAAAAGAATTAAGACTTTGCCAGGTTGGTGTTTTCATCGGCTGATTTCGCATTTTATAAGCCATTGAATTAATGTCAGTAAAATTATTATCACGAGTGACTATGACTATCGATTCATCATCAATAATAGATTTAAACATGTAACGTGCAATTGGGTTATCATTAAATGTTGACTCATGTTTTTCACCAACACCTTTATGGTTGAAATCGCCATCTGTCCATAAGTAATCTTCAGTATTACTTATATAGCGTAAATCAACAGCCCAATCTGGTGCGCCTTTGAACAGCCATTCAGTGATATTGTGATACCCACAACCTCTCAGACTTACATTGCTTTTAAAATTCTGAAGTACAGGTTGCTCTGAAAAAAACACTAAATCGTGGTGCCAAATTAAACTTTCTTCAGGAATATCTAATCCGCATACTGCATGCATAGCTTTTAACTGCTCGTGATTCTTAACTTCACTATAATGTATCCAATCACCATCTTTAAAACCGTTCATTTCACTGTCTCAATTAATTATTCTACTAAGACAATAACCTGTTTAGTTCGATAAACAGATTAGACCAGTTGAATTAAATTAAAGAACGACCTTGACCTACACCTCTAACAAACACAGTAGCTGCACCAACTCCAGTAAGCTCAATATCATCCAGGTCTGCTAATTCAACTTCAAAAGTACCGTCTACCAAATCATCATCAGGAAATGGCTGAGTACCTGTCTTAAACTGGAGTGCTGGTGTTACTGTTCCAATCACTTGGATATAATGCGTAAATTCTTTGCTTAAATCATTACCGACTTGAGCCTTGACGCTTTTTGTCTCAGTATTGGCCAATGTAAAACTCGCACTGTAACTCATTCTATAATCTCCGGTGGTTTAAATAAATGCTTGCCTTGTGACCTTGATAATTGTATAGCAATATTGTTTGAACAATTATTAAATTCAGTGTCTAACTCTGCCTCTGTGAGTCCGTCCTCGCCAAATCCCATTGATTCGATATCAATCGCTACTTCTTCTGGGTCACATACTTGACCAAATACATAGACCGTAACACCATCTAGTATGTACGATGCAGGATCTGGAAAGCTGTCTAAATATAATTGTGAAGCTGTTTTTTTAAATGCTATGTACATTATGGAAGCTCCAATATTCTTTTAACTGATACACTGCTTATAACTCCATTAAAAGTATCTTCTGCGAATTGAATCCTTCCGTCAGAAACAGGCTGGTCTATTCCTGAATAACTATCTTGGCTAGATGTTATGTTTTGAACACCAGAATTCCCTATAAAGAAAGCCATATTTCCAGATGTAACCTTAGAGTTAAGAGACCAAGAATAGATTTGAGTTATTTCTAAAATATTCATCTCTTGTAGCATAATTGCGAAAGCACCAGTGTAGTCTATATTGTAACTACCAGTTGATGGCTGTGTGACTGCTGCGTTTACAGTATCCCAACCCGCTAGAAGTTGGGGCGCTAATTCTAGCCCAATCCAATCACCATCAATAAAAGTAAATTCTTCTCTGTCTGGTACATTTGTAGGTATGTTGTTATAGGTTAGAAGGTTGCTACCTTCTAGAGCCTGTTCGGTGTTACCGGTTGGTTCTTTGATACGCCAATTAAACGTATTACTTGATGTAGAGTTATCTTGTAATTTAGGGTTAGCAAAAACATTATCAAAAAACAGAGCACCATTACTGACAGCTAACGCATCAATGACAAATGAATTCGCAGCTGCTACGGCATCCGTAACCGTATCAATAACAACACCTTCCTCCATGAATTTAAAATCATCACCTAGCAACTCTACATCGTATCGTCTAAATTTATTGTCCTTGGTAGTTGCTACTGTTGATGTAACCTGTAAGCCGCCAATGTTAATGCTGGCAAATCCTGTGCTGAGTATTTGGAAAAAGTTAGCTGCTGAAGCTGATTGGCCTAATATTGTAAAAGTAGTTGCGGCTGTGGGTAGTATTACTTCCGCACCCGCTAAAAAGTCTCCTGTAGCTGTCCATGTATTCTCAAGCGTGAAAGATGGATTAAGCGTAAGGTCAGTCGTAATAAAAAACCGCTTCAAAATATTTTCAATAGCTTTTGCTAAAGAACGTTTTATAACTGGTTTAAAGACTCTTCTGATCAGCATAGAGTTATCTTTGAATGATAATGTACATTAATATTAATTGAAATTTGAATGTCATTCAAGCTCACCGTTATTTCGTGCCATGTGTTTATAGATTTTAATTATCATGATCTGGCCACAAATGACAGACTCCTTTCGAGCAATCAATTAATCGAATACATTCAGTATGCCCTAAAGTACCATTATGAAGGTCTTCAATTGTGTATCGTTCACCTATAGCGGGATCGTACACTTCGTAATGCACGCCTACTCTTAGATCTACAATAATACGATGTAGCATCTTCTTAGCACTAAGAGATGGGACAGTAACCAGATATAAATTACCAGCAAACATTAGTCCACCCTGCTCAAAATGAGGATAAATAGAATTTTGTACAAGAATTGCTATCTGCTCATTATTTTTATGAGGACCAGTACCGTGATCAACAATCAGCTTCTCCTGATTTACACCAGTAACCATACTCAGACAGGCTAAAAGGCAGCACTTTTGCGTAAGTTGTTCCTGGTGCTCGATGTTATTAATCATTTTTTATCTTCTTCCATGAATTCTTAATTTTGCTTCCTAAGCTAGAACCAAAAAAATATTGAATTATAGCACTGATAATTGTTCCCATTAAAAATCCAGTTATGGTATCGACTAATCTCGTATTAGCTTCAGGTATCTCTAAGAATGAGACAGCAAATATATACATAACTGAACTTACTGACCAGAAAGAAGCAAGGTAGTAAACGAAACGCTTAGAAAAAATATCATCCTGCTGTAAGGCTGTATTTTGCATATTACGAGCATCTTTTGTATTCTCCAAGGCCATTTCATCGAACTTATGTTTATCAGCCATGACAGCTTTGTGAAGCTCTAATTGTAACTCCGGATTGCCTTCAATCTCTTGAATTATCATATTATTAGTGCGGGAAAATCCTGGATTTGAACCTAATTTATCTGCTACAACTTTACTGGCTATTCCAAGTAGAGCCCTTGCAGGCTTCTCATTTTTACTTGTAAAAGCATCTACCACTTCTGGAACATATTTTAGGAGTGACATAGCTCCGGTTATTAATCCAATCATTTTTATTTCACCTGTTAGTTTATAGAATCATCTGACAAGTTATATTGCCATGGATACAAAGATATTTACGACCATTTTCATAATTTTGAATATGTGATTCAGATCCTTTTAAAAATGATGCTAGTCCATTTATGTTGAACTCACCTTTTTCAGTAATGACTTGTGACCTAATACTATCATTCCGCTGGTAGGTATTTCAGTCACACTAATAACAAGACCAGCATCTACTGTAGTATATGATTCAGGTTCTGAGCACCCACTTAAAAATAGTATAATTGATATCAATAAATACTTCACTTGTTCCTATCCTTACGTTGTTTGGAAAATTGACGGTAATATGGTTCAGGTTTCTTTCTGAATTCTATTTCATTAAAAAATGGCTTAAGATCAAGATCGCCCATAGCCATGCCGAAAGCACGCAAAGCTACGCTGGCTTCTTTTACTGAACAACCTAAAGCATTAATCATCTTTGCAGTTATTCGGCTATTACCAGCGTAGAAACCACCAATTATAATAACTTCCGACCCCATTATCATTCCTTAATATTGTTTATCTATCATTACATTACTGGTTAAGTGAATTGATGTGTTAACCAACACATACAGGCTTCCAGTCATCGCTAGAAGATCCCAACATCCATACTTTTGTAATAATTACGGGTATAGCAATTACTGCTGATACTGAGAATCCTATAACTAACAAATTTGTAATTTTCATATGAGTTCCTTAAAATTTAGTTTGGATTGGTTGATTTTAGATCGGGTATACCCATGAACTTCACACCATTGTATAAAATTACTAGTTAAGTGGTTTCACCTAATAAGGCATTATCAGTTTCAGTAAATGCAAACTTAAACAAATCAAGAGCCATATTCATATTTGTCACTTCTTCGCCAGAAATAGGTTTAAGTAATAGTAAACCATATTCAATTCCATCAATTACAAAAACAGTGCCTTCTGGTAAATCTTGCAACTCACTTTCATCATTCTTGATAAGAACATTTATTAACTTAAACTTATTCACGTAGAATTTCATTCACTACTCTCCTATTAGTTATGTGTTGGTGTTTAGTTTAACCTTTTAATAAGTTTTCCATTCTCATCACATGCTTGGTTTTGCTTATTGAAATAAGTCGGCTTCATACCTGAGAATAAGTCTCCAAAGCCAGGATGTTCTAACTGTATCTTATACATATGCTTGAAGCTTACTGGTATAAACAAGAAGTAATCTCTAGACCAAGAGTATGTGAATATTTCAAATACCTTGCCAGCTGCAAAAGTTTTCTTAGTTGTAGTCCAGTACTTTGTGGTTTTCTTAAACATCTTCATTACCATTAATTAATTCAAACTAATCATTACACATAAATTATGATGAACAGATTAGACCAGTTGAATTAGGCACAAAAAAACCGCTAACGTGAGCGGCTACAATGTGAATTAGTTTAAACTTGAAACTGGCATTACACGTATTAAAGTTGATTTGTTTTAACATCCCAGTTGCTTAGTGCAAGCTTTAACATCAACATCAGTATCAAAAGGCATGTTATCAGGTATCTCAACAGTTTCACCACACGACAAACAGACTGCCACATCTGAATTTTCAACTGTGTAATCCATTACTCCACCATTCTTACAGTCTTGATGGTATAAACAGTATCTTGGGGTCAGCTTGATAATCATTATATAAATTAATCCAAATAACCTTCTTGCTTGGTAATACCACTACCAGAACCACTACTAATTATTTCTCTGGTAATACCTCCACCGGCACCATGATTTGTACATACATCACCGTGACCATGAATAGCTTCTCCGCCACCCTCACCCATCACACCTTCTGAAACTTTCATAACTACCTCCTAAATAATGTCCACCCTCTATTTTTACGCGCCGAGGGTGACCGGAATTGGCAGTTAGTTTCCGCTACCGGATTAAAGCGCTTTACTATTGGTGAAAGACTCTAACCATACCCGATTGATAAAGCCCTTTATTCTTTATCGGCTAGAGCCCTTCACGAATAATACTTAAACCCCAATCTTTCTCGTTAATAAAATCCCGAATTTCATCTCTAATCCTCCTTGAACTGATCTTTAGCAATCAAAGTATCTATCTTGGTTTCATAATTATTAAGACAGTCGCCGCCCAATGTACGCAGCAACTTATTTTCTAATTCAGTAATGAAAGATTTCATTCCATCAATAGTTAAAATACTATGTTCACTTAAATGGTTAATTCTACACCATGCCTTATCAGCTGTGTATTTATGTCTATACAACAATCTAACTTCTGTCTTTGTCATCATTATCTCCTAAATAATACAAAGCTAATTTATTTTATATATCTAACTCTAATTTCACTTTATTCACCATCGACATTATTTCTCGATGAGGGTAATTCATTTCCAATAACTTAAGTAATACTCTCATCCAAGCTGCTATAGCGTCACTACTGTCATAATCTGCTACTTTTTCATAATGCTCCTCAATCTTTGCCCGAAGAATACCTTTTCGAGTATGACGGTTTAGGGCTTTGAAAAATTGTTTAAGTTTTTTCATTGTCATGATCCACTTCAGTAAATCCAAATTTAAACATTTCGAGGCTAACGCTTAATGACACTTGATCTCCTGCAAGATTAACTGATTCATACTCAATACTTTCAATTTTAAAAGTAGTATTGGCTGGTACTTGAAACATACAATGTCCTTCTGGTGTCCACCAGATAACCTGATCTATCTTGTGGTTGTTAGTGTAAGTCTTCATCTCACCCACCTTTCGCTTTAGCTAGTAATTTGCAAATTTCATAAGTAACATTATCCAGATCATATTCTGGATGAGATTTACGTATTGCGTCTATTAAGGAAACGGTTCCTTCTAAAGTTTTATACATTTCATCAGCTATAATCACGCGAAATTTTAACTCATCACATAAAGCTACAGTCTCAACATCACATTTTTCAGAAGCCATTAAATATTGATAGTCCAATTGAAGTATTAAAAATTTAGTATCTTTTAATTTTAATCTTGCTTCTTCTGGTGTGGTCATGATCTGCACCTGCAGTGTTCATTTCCGCACATATAAGAATAATCTCCGTCATCGTGAGGTTTATCACAAACGAATTCTTCATTAATGCTTATGTATCTACTATCAGGGGTTACAGTATATTTCATATTACTAGCTGAGTTATACACTACGTTGCCTTGAACTAATTTACGAGGTGGCGCTTCTAGAACAGACGATTGTTGGTATAGTTTTTTGAATTCCCCTGGAGGTTTACACTCAATACCTCTGAATGTTACTGATATTTTATTTTCGTCGTAAAGTTGTTTTTCTGGTAAAGGTATCCACGAAATAATTTCAGAGATAGAGCCTATTATGTTATACCAACGCTTGAGGTCGTTATACCAGTAAACCTCACAAAAACCTTCTACTGAGTCTGTAAAATCGTTTTTATGTGTACCGTATCCTATAATATGCGTTCCGTCCTTTGGTGCCGTTTTTATATTTCTAAGCATCATTATTTATTCCTTTATAAGTTCTTGTTAAATATCTATCTGTTTATTAATTTCAACTTCCCTGATATCTACAGATGTACGTCTTTCTCTATATTTATTTTCATATTCCTGTATAGCAATACGCATATCAGTATTATTATCAAAAACTCCTACCAACTTACTTTCACTAGTGCCATATTGATCACTTATCTCTACAGTCATTGTCACAATTTTAAGCATTTTAATTATCCGTTGTTTTGATGATGTAATGATTACACAAAAATACCGATAGAGTGGACAGACCAGTTATTTTTGTTCGACTTGATGGCACTTACCAGCATCCCAATTAAACGCGGGACGATAAACCTTTCCTTCGAACCATATACAGCCCATTTTACGCCATTGATCCACTTGATTCCTATGCTTGCCTATCGTATCTGCAAATGCTCTTACATTACCGTTTTGTTTTCGGAGACTTTAATTTGTTTAAAGCCGTTATAGCCTCAAGGGGAACCATATTGGCTTTTACTTTTGGTTTCGGTATGAACGGGGTGAATATTTTTGTGATTTTTTCTAACTGATTAATCGTTCTAACTGATAAAAGAACATCACGTATATTTCTTGAAACTTCTCTTGCTTCAAAAATTATGTTTTTAGCTTTTTCTATTTCAACTTCTAAGTGCTCTTTAATGCCTGAAGTACCTATATGAGCATAAGCACAAACATAAGTTCGACTTAAATCAACATTTCTTTGGATTGATACAACCTCATGATCTTTAAACGGACACATAACCTTGTACCCAGCTTCCCACTTACCATATAGATTGAAGTTCTGAGTTCCTGTTACACTTCCAATTGTTTCCATTTCGTTTTTCAACTTCATCACAGCAGCTGAAAACCCGTTATCTTTTTTGGATAAATATTTATCACATTTTTCTTTAATAGTTTGATCAATAGCTGCCATTTCATCCTTAAATTGATCTCTCATCACCGATTCAAAAAGCTGCGATCTTATTTCTTTATTTAAATTCATTTTTTCATTTCCATTTATTTGTGAGATTTAACTATTGCACAACTTTATTGATTAACAGATTAGACCAGTGAAAATTAATCAAATACAAAATGTTCGTTAACTAGATCCTCGGTTTCAGGGACTGAACGAAACGACTGCATGTCTGACTTATATCGCTCATCAAGCTCATTTAACTTCGTTTCTTTCATCACGGACAGAAATGCTCGATAAAATTCTATATCTCGTTCCATGTGGTTTATATGCCTAATTTTCATCATAATTAAGTTATCAAGTGCTTCTTGTTCTGTTTTAAAGGCAATTCGACTACCTGATTTATGTATTCTGTACACCCTGATATTCATTCGTTTTAGATTTTGAAGAATAGTTTTTGATTCATCCATAAGCGGATGTGCAAGAAACCCTTTATTAAAACCTTGTATGCAAAAGTGAAAACACTCTGTCTCATGGAATGAATGAAATTTATTGGTTATTATAGTTAACCCTGTTTCTTCTACGACTATTTTCATTTTGTAAAATATAACTTTCATTTTTATTCCCCGATCGTTAAGTCTGATAAGTATTACACAGGAATCATTCTAGACAGATTAGACCAGTTGAATATTGTATAAATATCTAGTTGTGTAATAAATCAACTTGAATTGGTTTATTTACTTGTGTATTATAATGCCACAAAATAACTAAAGAGGTTTACATGAATAAAGAAAAAATGCTGAAAAAACTAAAAGGGTATATTTATTCAGAGTTTGGGAATGCTAAAAAGTACGCAGAACATAAGGGTATTTCAAGAGCTTTTGTGAGTGCTGTATTGACTGGTAAATCAGAACCCACTGAATCAATGCTATCTGACGCGAGTATATCTAAAGAAGTGATTTATTCGCAGATATAAAAATGCGCCACGGCTAAGTAGGCGCATAATCAACAATCAACGAGGTAAGTATAAATGACCAGCAAGAGAAAGTCATTTGTTTTGCATAAGGACAGCTTAGAGATATTAACTGACCTGACAGATGAGCAGGCGGGAAAGTTAATTAAGGCTATATATGCCTATCAAGCAAATCAAGAAACAGAACTAGATCAAATCACAAAAATGGTGTTTCTCCCATTCAAAAACCAGTTTGTTAGGGATAATGAAAAATACTTAGAAACCTGCGAAAAACGCGCAGAAGCTGGCTCTAAGGGTGGTTCTGTATACGCCAAAGATCCAGGTATCGACAATCATGGTGAACTACAGCTTTATGTTATCAGGCTGTATAACAATGATGAGGACTTTATAAAAATAGGAACCACATCCTCAAAAATAAATAGGAGATTTTCAGGCCCTAAAAACATGCCTTACAACTACGAAGTTTTGTATCAGATAATAAATCAGGATACCTCACTGGCACTAGAGTCATATTTTCATAATTTACTAGATGAATTTTCATACTCTCCAATCATAAAATTCCCCGGCCATTTAGAGTGCTTCACTAAGGAAGCAATCAAAGAACTTCTTTTAAATGAATCGTTTGCACAAGCAAAAGTTAGCAAACCAAAGCAAAGCAAAGCAAAACTAGCAGAGAGTAAAAGTGTTAGTGATAGTGATAATAAGAGTAATAAAGAACTAACTAATGATCGATTCTCTGAATTTTGGGATATGTACGATAAGAAAAAAGATTCTGTTAAATGCAAATCCAAGTTTGCAAAACTAACAAAACAAGAAATTGAATTGTTATTTGAAAAACTACCGGCCTACATAAACTCAACACCTGATAAGCAATTTCGTAAAAACCCATACTCATGGTTAAACGGTAAATGTTGGAATGATGAAATAATACAATCTAGTCTAGAAGATCATATCAATTATAAATCAGGTTTCCAAGATAGAGACTATGGCAAGACGGGGGATTCGATATGAGCCGATTAATGATTACATCCGATTTACATTTGGGTCATAAAAATATTCATAAATTCAGAACTCAATTTTCTAGCCCTGAAGAACATCATGAAATTATATTTGAAAACCTAGCTACAAACATACACAAAAAAGATTCTGTTTATTTTCTTGGTGATATAGCTTTTACAAATGAATGGCTGGAAAGAATTGAAAAAATAAATTGCGTAAAGAAAACCTTAATACTTGGTAATCATGATACTGAAAAATTAAAAATGGGTGCAATCATGATGACATTTGATTCTATCCATTCATTGCAAAAAAGAAGAAATTGCTGGCTTAGCCACTGCCCTATACATACCAGTCAATTCAGGGGTAGTAAGCTAAATATACATGGCCACTTGCATAATGATAAGGTTTTAGCTTTAAGTCCAATATGGGGTGATATGCGTCCAGATTTAACGTACTTCAATGCATGCGTAGAGCATACTGATTATAAACCCATTAGTTTTTCTGAGATTATTGAAAGGAGAAATTCTTATGAGTAGGTATGCAACCGTTAAATTCGATGATTACAATGTTGAATGTGAAGGTCAGAAAGTCGCCCTGCAAACCTGCAAGAACCTTAAACACAATGCCATTATGACTGGAAGTTACGGAACCGGCAAAACAATGCTGGCTAACTGTATCGCTAACCAGAGTGATAAATACAATAAACCGATAGTTACCACCCTGGCTAAAATTGGCAGACAGTTCCGTTCAGCTTTCAAGTGTGATGATTTTACCGAAACAGAGTTGATGGATGATATTTCAACAACAGAATTACTTGTTATTGATGAAATCGGTGTGTCAAGAATTGGCGATTTCGAATACCGGTACTTAAATGAAATAATTGATAATCGTTATGACAATAGATTACCAACAATAATCATATCAAATCTGACAATTGATCAACTTAAAACCGCCATAGGAGATAGGTTGATTGATCGATTAAAAGAAGATGGCGTGAGTATTACCTTTAAATGGGACAGTTACAGATGATACACGCTAAAAATCAAACACAACTTGAGGTGTGGATTGTAAACTATATATCTACATATGTAGTTGGTGAACAATTACCACCAGAGCGTGAATTATCATACATGTTTGGCGCTGGCAGACAAAAAATTCGAGAGGTAATGATAAAGCTTTGTGTTAAAGATATTGTTGCTAAATCACACGGCAAACCTAGCGTCCTTACAAAAGATATATTTGAATCAGAAGAGCATTTTTAATTTATTCTGACTGGTCTAATCTGTTTTCTACCAATTATAAATTATAGTTTACTAAAAACTAGGAGAATTAAATGTCAATAGTATATAGCGATACTCAGGATGATTGGTCAAATCAATACAAATCAAAAGAAGATGCGGCAACGATGGTTCTTGAGATTATGGATGATGAAGAATTTCAAAAATGCAAAACAGTAGAAATATATCAGGGCGAAATGTCAAGACAGGTTATAACTGACTTTTTTGATATCACACGAATCATTGAAACAATATCAGATGCAGCATATGAAAATTGTGATGATTATCTTGAAGAATATTTAACTGATATTGGCAACGAAGATATCGTATTGCTTAAAACCTTAGTTGAATCTCAATTAATAAAGTGGGCCAATGAAACAGGAAATCAACCAAATACATACAAAGTAAAAGATGTAAGGCCTGTTTGTTTTAATGTTTCAGAACTCAAAAAGGAATTATTATGAACAACGATTTTGTATATAACCAAGTGTACAAGGGTTCAATTAAAAAAGGTGCGAGTCAGGCTGAATCCACTAACGCAGCCGTAAAAGCGGTTGATGATTATAAAAAGAACAAATTCAAAGGTAAGGTTTTCAACTTAATAGAATCGGCCATAAAAGAAGCTGTAAAAATATCTAAAGTATACAATAAAACACGTTCTAAATTCAAAAGATGGTGACTGGTCTAATCACTTAAATCAACATTGTTTGTTAAGGTTATAACTCATAGTTAATTAGGGGAATGATATGGAAAACAGATTAGAGAAATTCGCAGCAACTTGGAAGATGGAAACTACTATTTCAGAGTCTACTTCTGAACAATGTTACTCCACAGATGCAGTTGAAAACTTGAAAGCCGTAACAAGCAACTTCATGCACTACATGAGTCTGCAAGATGGCGGTGTTGAATGGCTTGAAGAAAGATTAATTTCAGCTAAAAAGTTAGCTCAATCATCTTAACCCATGAATCAACTTAACCTTTTTCCTCACCCTGACTATTACGGACTAATCAATTACTTGGCTACATGTTGCGGGATGAAAAACGGAAAAGCTGAAACATTTATAAATCAATATTTGGAGGGTGATTGGTTTTTCGATCCCAATTATCAACCCGTTACATACGAGAATGAGTTATGAGTAGAGAGATAAAGTTTAGAGGGATTAGCGAAGAAACAGGCGAATTCGTTTTCGGCTTCTTCCGTATATCAGGTTCAGGCAATTGCATTATTGATGAACTACATAATACGCCTAGAACTATGCAAGACCCTTGCGGTGATTGTGTATCGATAGCAAACGTTGTTAAGTATGAATCAGTGGGCCAATACACCGGACTCAAAGACAAGAGCGGCGTAGAGATTTTCGAGGGGGATAAATTCAACACTCAAGTCTGCATTTCGCCTGACGGCATTTCATCTGCTCATAATAATTTTCATTGGATAGATGTTGGATGTGTTGTTGTTTTTGAAAATGGTTCATTTTGGGGTGAGTGGAAGCTAGAAAATCACTCAAATCATAAATACACATTCAATAGATCTGGAAAGGTCAGAGTCTGTGATGAGTGCAACGAAGTCATAGGCAGCACTCACTCTAACCCTGAATTACTCAATAAGGATGTAGCGTAATGGATGATAGCTTCACACCAAAGCAAGCTTACTGCCCAAAATGCAACGCAAAGCATAAGTTTGGCATGAATAACATATCAATAGATTGCTATCGATGCTTCACGGAGTTTGAGCCAAGAATTCACGAAAAGAGCAAGTATTTGGAGTTGGATGATAACGGAAAAGTTAAGGAGTGAAGCATAGTGACCTATCCAAGATGCCCTTACTGCTCAAACTTTTCTGATTTTGTAACGGGTAAAGAGATATACCCGCATCGTTCAGATTTATTCAACCTTAACTTCTACAGATGCGAACCATGTAAAGCATATGTAGGAACACATAAAGGCACCACGCAGCCATTAGGTAGATTAGCCAATGCAGAACTACGAAAAGCAAAGAGCGAAGCACATAGAGCTTTTGATCCTTTGTGGAGAAATAAAACGATTAGTCGCACCAAGGCTTATAAATGGCTAGCGAAAAAATTAGATATGCCAGTGAAGGATTGTCACATAGGTATGTTTAATGTTGATCAATGCAGAGGTGTACTCGAAATCATGAAATCCGGATACACCTAACAATCATCTGGTCAAACCACTAATAACTAGTTTTTGAATTATTATACTAAAACAAAAATAACAAGGGCTTATGAATGGAACATCAGAGAATACCGCCTCATGATGATTATGCTGAACAAGGCGTTTTAGGTTCAGCAATAATAGATCACAGATGTGTTGATGATATTTTAGAGCGAGTCAAGCCTGAATATTTCTATAACCACAATCACAAAACTGTATTTGAGGCTATTCAAAGTTTATTCAGAAAGAAAATGCCTATTGATATTATTACAATGGAAATTGAATTAAACGAATCTAACCTGGATGATGAAAATATATTTAGATTTGTTGCTGATTTAGCCAAAAAAACTCCCTCTTCTGCTAATTATTCCACTTACATAGAGATAGTTAAGTCAGATTACCTCGCCAGAGAAGCTATATATCACACACAGGACGCGCAAAACGATTTATATACAAAGCCAAGGGAAGAAAGAATAAGTTCGGCCATGACCCATTTAAGTACTATTGGCGATAGTATTGATGATGTTGTAAAAAAAGATATTCGTGTTAAGGCTGGACTTCAAAGATATGTTGAAAAAACAGAGCAACTTCTAAAAAGTAAAACAGGAATATCAGGAATAAGAACAGGGTTAAGAGACCTAGACAAAAAAATAGGTGGATTCGAAAAATCTGATTTGATTATTGAGGCTGGTCGTCCATCTATGGGTAAAACAACTCTGGCATTAAAGCATGTAGTCACAGAGGCATTAAGCGGTGGCTACCCGTTTGTGTTTAGTATGGAAATGCCAGAAGAGCAATTATATAGAAAAGCAATATCTATAGTTGGCAGGATAGATGGCAATAGGTTAAAGAATCCAAATAATCCAGACAACCCGATGACTGAAGAAGATTGGACAAATCACACTAATGCAGTTGGTAAATTGATAAGTACGAATCTTGCGATAGATGATAGATCTAATCTGTCTCCAATGGAAATGCGTATTGCCATTAAAAAATACAAACGTGATCATGGTCATTTACCCACTTTAATCATGGTTGATTATCTTCAGCTTATGAAATCAAGTAACAAAGAAAATAGAACTCAACAAATCAGTGAAATTAGCATGGGGTTAAAAGCCATAGCCAAGGATTTTGAAGTGCCTGTTATTGCATTGTCTCAGTTAAATAGAAGCCTGGAGAACCGCGCAGATAAGCGACCTATCTGTTCTGACTTACGTGAGTCTGGTCAGTTAGAGCAAGATGCAGATATTATTATATTTATTTACCGGGATGAGGTTTATAACGAGAATACGCCAAATAAAGGGTTGGCTGAGATTATTGTAGGCAAGCAACGTAACGGGCCTCTTGGAATGATAGGTTCAGTATTTATGGGTCAGTATTCAGATTTTGGTGACATGTCTCATAGAGTATTTATGGAAGACGAGCAGCCAGGTAAAAAACCAAATTGGTAACTGACTGGTCAGAGCAGTGAATAGTTAAAACTGAGTTATAGTGAATAAAAATATTAATTGGGAATGATTGTGAATTTTAAATATTCAATAAACCATTTTGGTGGATTATGGCCTAGCGTGTTTGATTACATGTATTTCGATTCTCATAATGATGAGTTTGTTTTTGAAGAAGAGATTACGCCTAATCCTAGTGTATTAATATGCACTCGTAATGATTTTGAATCTGAAGTTGCGATTCAAAAAAAATTGTTAAATATATGGGATGGAAAAGATATACCACCAATTTCTGTTGAATGTGAATACATGGTTGGTGGTGGTATTAATTGGTTTAAGTGCAAAGTCATAGCCCATGAAGATAACCTTATCTGGATAAATAATTTAGATACTGGTTCAAAGCCATTAAAAAGAATAACAGAAGTTAAATTCAGACAACTTAATCATAATAAAGATCGTGATGAGTGGGTTGAAAAGGCGTTACTTCTGGATGTGTACACGGATAGTCTCAATAATGGCGGTATGATGTCTAGAACAGATTACACAAAAGCCATTTATGACGCCCAAAAATCAGGCGAATTACCACAAGTTAAGCAGGAATAAAATGTTATGAGAAAATACAATTTAAAGCCATGCCCTTTTTGCGGTGGTAAAGCAGAGGTTATTGAAACTGAGGGTTGTGATACTCTTGCTGTCTGCACGAAATGCGATGTTAGTTGCGGTTTTAATTTTGGCGGAGACGAAAATGCATCTTCTGAAGCTTGGAATAAAAGAGTTGAAAAACCTTTGCCCGATTATGAAGGGGTGAGTAGCCTTGCATATTCAGCAAACAATGCCAATGGTTTATTCATGATTGTTCATGTGAAATTCATCAAAGACTTAATTAAATTACTAAGAAGAAAACGAGAAACTTCCTTATAACTCAACTGGTCTAATCTGTTTTTATGTATTTCACATATATACTCACCTTACTTGATAAAGGAGACATAAAAATGATTATTCCAAATAATACAATATTTCTTGATTCATACATAGAAAAAGAAAAGTATATTGAATGTGCAATTACCAAAGCCAGGGAATGCTTAGAAAACGGTGAAGAATATAAATTTGAATACGCTGAAAAACAGGAAGTTAAAATATCTCTTGATAATATGGACGCCTGTATAGGTTTCTATCTTAGCAATAATCATAATGATAGCCTATCACAGAGAATAAACGGGATTGTCTCTGCTAAAAATGACACCGAAATTTTAATTTTATCAAAAAATCTTAAGGACTGGTTCATCCAGTTAATCTCCGAAGAAATAGCTAATTTAGAATGGTTAGCTCAGTGACTGATATAAGCGATTATTTCTCTATGGAGCAGAGAATATTAGAGCTTGAATCTGAAAACGAAAAACTGACAAAGATAAACTTAAATCTTTATAAGAATAACTCAAAATGGAAAATGAAATACAAAAAACTCTGCAAGCCAACAAGGAAAGAAACAAGGACAAAACAGGCTACTATTGAAGTTCAAAACTGGATAGATGGAAAATCAAATAAAACATTTAGGAAAATTGCAGAAGAATGTTTTTTAAGCCGAGAAACAATTAAAAATATATCTTATAGATTGAGGCATAAAAATGATTAACTTCCATACTGATGGTTTAGAAAAAGATGTTGTGTTTAAGAATTGGAACTTCCAGGCTTGTGTATTGGCTCAGTTTCACAAGTACCGTGAACAGTACGGGGTTAAACATGGCGTTTATCGGGCAATTTGTTATTATCCTGATAATCAAGATTACTATGTGAAAATCAGGCAGACAAAGAATAATATTATTGTGGAGTTAAAATTATTATGAATGAATATCAAAATGCATTAAAAGTATTTGAAGAGGAGCTTGGGGAAATAGCAATAGAGCTTCTTTTGCTCCAGCAGAATGTATCCAAAGCTATTCGGTTTGGCATTGATGAGCAAAGAGATTTACCAACAAGCAATAAAGAAAGAATTGAGTTAGAGTGGAATGACTTGCTTGGCAGCTTAGAAAACTTAAGGCGTGTTGGGATTGATTTAAAACCAAACGTTGAAATGATTGATAAGAAAATGTCTAAGATAAGTAAATATACAGATTATAGTAAAAAATTAGGCATGGTAACGGTTAAGTTTGAAGGCGTCTAATTCCAGCATTAAAGCCCTGTTATTTATCAGGGCTGTGTTACATGCTTCCATCTTTTTTTTGTTTTTATCCCACTAACGGTAGATGCAGCTATATCATAATCTGAAGCGATTAATTTATGTTTTCTTTTGTCATTAAATATAGATTTTACTTGGTCTTTAGTAAGTTTTGACAGGGGTGAATCTTCACCTTTTCGACTTACGTGACGGTTTCTATTTACCATATCATTTGAATTATCTTGATTGGTTCCAGCGTATAAATGGTCTGGATTAATGCATTTTCTGTTATCGCACTTATGCAAAACAAGAAGTTCGTTTTTTATTTCACCTTTAAAGTGTTGGAAACTTAATCTGTGAGCACGGATTACTTTACCTTTGTAGCAAGCCATCCCGTACCCATCAACATTAATTACGCCAGCCCACTCCCAACAACCAGAGTTTGAGATATTGTAATCAGATAAAACCTCACTTGCTGGTCTGCACTTGGCTGGCTTCCTTGGTATTAATCTACATTGTTTACAGTATGGGAATAATTTATCTTTTCTTAGGCTATCTTTGTGAAATTCTGATCTTGATTTTTTCTCGTTGCATTTTATGCAATGTTTCATGGTAAACCTCGTTAAAGTTTATCGTTACTGAATTTGACGCCCAGGTAAGGTAACGAATCTTACTCTTCCCCCGCTAAAGGTAGGGCGCTATGTTATTATAGTAGTTTGATTTTTTAGTTCAAGTTCTTTGTGTAGTTGTTGATATTTCTTGCCAATATTTATGATTTCATGAAGGTGTAATTTATCTCCACCTTGAAAGCATTCTAAATATTCAACCATATCAAGTCCTATTTTTTTAATAAGTCGAACTCGATATCTAACTAAGTTACCCGATCGGTGATTGTTGCATGTCGAACATTGCTTGTGGATATTGTTTTCATCGAACCTTAATTGAGGATGCCCGCCTTTTGACATGTAATGTCCTGCATGATACTGACCTTTATGGTGACGGCCACAGCTAATACATGGTTTAGCATCATCTCTTAATCGTATGTATTTGTTGCACCATTTCTCAGTTATCTTTAATTGATGACTTCTATCATTTATAAAAAACTCAGACTTCCTTTTTTGATGCTTCTGATTAGCCTTTTTTTGCTCCTTCTTTTTAGCATAAGCGATCATGCAGGAATATTTTTTACAAACCTTCTGGAACGATTGAAACGGTGTGAAGTCTTCCTTACAAGAATCGCATTTTTTTGGCTTTATGGTTTTCACATCCCATCCCCAAAATAAACTTGATCTGGCACAAAAGAATAACCAGTAAAAATAAGTTTTAGCATAGACTCATCAAACAAGCCAAGACGCTCATTTGTTCTGAACTCAGTACCATACACTTCAACAGCCTTTCTATCAAAAGCCCTGGCTGCGTCAACAGGTGAGCTATAAACACCAATGTGATAAGACTGCAAACCAACCATTAAGGTAGCATCATAAACATCATCATTTTTAGTAACACCTTTGAACTTTTTCATGCTATATATTTCCTTTGTTCCTGTTGGAGTTGCACGATCTCCAGACTTCTATTGTAAGTTGAGCTCTTAACCTTTTATTCCTGAATATTTCCCATTCTATCACGGCTGTGTTTAGTTACCTAAATGCTCACCCTTCTTGTTTAATCATTAACGCATCAAAGTATAAATCTGATGGTTGAGTGAATATGCAATTGTATTTTTCAACAGCCCAAATTTCATACTTTGCTAGAAGCTTAGAGAATTTTTTAATTCCCATTTTTTTAGTTTCGGCCCTCATAACAACAGCTTTACCTGATATGGTTGCAACCTCTTCAGGTTCTAATTCACTAATAACGTAATTGTGAATAACTGTAGAGTTATAAACCTGCCCAGTGCTGTTATATATATGGTTTCCAAGCTCACCGTGCCATTTAAATAATAATCTGTTTTGGGCTAAATTACGGCCATCTTCCAATATCTCAATGGTAACTTTTATATTTTTATCAGTGGATTCGTAAAGCTTATTTACCGTATTCATCACCTCATCGGCATCTTGCCTTGGGTTGGCTCTTTTAATTAGCCTTACTGTTTTAGTCATTTTCGCCCTCCCGTATGAATTCGCTAACCACAACCCCATAAAATGAAGCCATCCCCTCAAGGTGTCTTGGGCTATTATCCCTCAACAATTTAGATAGATAAACGTTGGTTATTGATAAATGGTCTGCCAAATCCCTCATTTCAAACCCCTTTCTAATATTCATAATCTTAACTGACTTCTTGATATTCACTGATTATCCTATGTATATTTACTATTTATCTTTTTTCAGTATACTAACTAATGTGATTTAAGTAAATAAGGTATCAGTAATGCTTACTCAGGCAATGGTTAAAGAGTTATTCTCATACAACCCCGATACAGGCGTTGTCATAGAAAAAACAAGAAGAAGAGGGTGCTGGAAAAATATCGGGGATGAGACTGGTTATGCGCATGTTGATGGCAACACCATGTATTTGAGGGTTAGGGTAAATGGTAAACAATACTCGTTGCACAGATTAATTTGGCTGTACATGACAGGGAGATTACCCAATATCACTGACCATATTGACGGCAATGGCCTAAATAATAAGTGGGAAAACTTAAGAAGCACAGACCATTCTGGAAATGGCAAAAATAGAATGAAAAACTCAAACAATACCACTGGTATATGTGGAGTTACATGGCATAAGAAATGTAAAAAGTATCAAGCACAAGCAGTGGTAAATAAGAAAACCATCTATCTTGGACTCTTTATTGATTTCTTTGAGGCTTGCTGTGCTAGAAAATCCGCTGAACTTAAATATAATTTTCACCCGAATCACGGGAAGAGATAACTGGTCTAATCTGTTAATTAATATTCTTGTGTAATAATTAATTCACATTAAAAAACAGAGAATTAAAATGAATGGTTTTTATTTAAGAAGTCGCCACGGTGATTGTGGTGATAATGTAATGTTTCACAATAAAAATGGTCATGGATACGGCACTGATTTGGATAAATTGCACGTATTTTCTTTAAAGGAAGCACAGAAGCAATTAGATTGGGATATAGGAAATCTTCCGCTTTTAAAGTCTGCCGTTGATAATGCGTCAATTAGAGCTATTAACCATCAATATCTGGATAAAAATGAAAACAAAAAATATGAAGGGGATGAATATATTGTCCAAATAAAAGGTTTTCACAATGGTAATGATATAGCTTTTATTGTTTTGGGAGGTAAAACTTTTAATTACTCTGAAGCCACAATACTTTCAAAAATAGAAACTGGGTCATTTCCAGATAGTACCCACTTTATAATTTGGAATAAATTATATTTGGATACATTATCAAGGCGTACATTCCAACCTGAAAATATCAATACTAGAAAAATGATTACATCTCCCGGGATTAAATATAAAAAACCAAGAAATCGAGAAACAACCGGGAAAGTTAGATGGAATTGCCATTGTTGCGGAAAGATTAATTGGCAGTTCAACCCTTATGATTTCGAAGGGTGTGTTGACATATATTGTGATGAATACAGATATTAAATTTTAAGGAGAATGAAGATGATTAATTACACCGGTGTACGGGAAGCTTATATTGAAGCGCAAAGGCAAATTGCCATTATTGAAGAGCAAGCAACCCAAATTGGAAAGCTTGCAAAATCCGATGCGATACTTAGAAGTATGCCAAGTTATATTTTAGCTGAGTTAAAAAAGAAGCTTAAAGATTACAACTCACATACTGGAGTATGGAAATGATCAACCAAATAGCAATAACAGAAGACACACCAGAAATAGAAGGCAGTATTCTTGCCGTGATGCCTCGGGCAGTTAATTTGTCTGTTGTTCATGGCGCTATAGATATTAATGCAGAGCAAAACTACGCAATACAACAATTATATAAAAGCGAATTTGCCGCAAATATCGCAAGGAAAAATCCAACCAGCGTTCAGAATGCAATATTAAATCTTGCGGCAATTGGTATCAGCCTAAATCCAGCCACCAAACACGCCTATCTAGTCCCTAGAGACGATATGATATGTCTTGATATATCCTATATGGGTTTAATGCATTTGGCGCAGCAGGTTGGCTCTATCGAATGGGGTCAGGCTAAAATCGTTTATGCAAATGATACCTATGAAAACCAAGGGCTAACCAAAGAGCCGCTGCACAAGTTTGATGCTTTCGGTAACAGAGGTGAAAAGGTCGGCGTTTTCTGCACTGTCAAGCTTCCATCAGGTGATTTTCTGACGGAAGAGATGAGCAAAGAGAAAGTCATGGAAATCAAGGAGTCATCAAAATCTAAAAACTCAAGTTACAGCCCGTGGAATACCTTCGAAGAGGAAATGTGGCGCAAGTCTGTTGTTAAGCGTGCAAGCAAGTATTGGCCTAAATCTAATAATAATCGTTTTGATACTGCCGTACATACGATTAATCAGCATGAAGGAATAGTTAATGATGACGCTGAAAAATCTGATGCAGTTAAAAAGCTTACTCACTATACTGAAGATGGGACAGATATAGAATTATTTGGGTTCCTTCAATCTCACAGGCGTAAAAATGAGGACTTTTACCTGTGGCTATATACTCAATTTCCAAGCGGAAAAAAAGTTTCTGGTAAACAAAAATCAAAAGATGGTCAAGACAAAGTTTTTGAGTATATTGAAATTTTTAAAAATGGTGATGAATCCGAAATAAACGAAGCCAAGGAAGAGTTAACTGAACTTGAATATAAAATAATTCAAATAGAAATAGCTGATTAATGTATTCAAACGAATATCAAGATAATCTAGTCAGGAGTGCAATCAATCTAATAAAAAAGCACCCTGGATGGATTATGAAACGCATAGCTTTAGAGTTAAGTATTGATTATAATTTCTTGTATCGTGAATTTGGCAAGAGAAATATAAAGATGAGTGATATTCGTAAAACAAAGAAGCAGGGTAATTATCAGAAATTTGAAAGCCAAACAAAGAGGGGTTTAATTAAAATCCTACACCGTAACGATAGAAACCGGGGAGACATTTACAGTGATCACGCCGGAGTCTATTTATCTGAGAATGCAAACAGAAGTGACTAAAATTAAAATATTAGGGGGAGCAGATGACTAAAGAAAATAGGAAGATATTTACTATTGAGTCAGGTATCGATGATAAAATTGAATTGATATCTGACGGTGAAAAATTAATTGTTTGTGTAGAAAATGAATGGGCTGGAGATACAGAAACTGGATTTGGTGAATCGGGAAATATAACTCTAAAGTTAGAGCAGGTAATGATGATTGCTGATTTTATAGATGAACATATAAAAATCAATAGATCAAACTAACGCACTGTAGAAAACGCAGGTTTAACCGCCTGCTGAAAACTTAAACGCTAACGCACTGATCATTACAATACCTATTAATGTTCCAATTAATGGCAATACAACTTTTGAGAATGACTGTCTAAAGTTATCAGTGAGTGCAGCTATTTTTTCAACTATTGATAAGCGTTTACGCAGGTCAATATTTTCTTGTTCAAGAGAATTCATGCGTTTATCAGCGACATCATCAATAATTACTCGTTCTGTCATACTTTGAGCAAGGGTTGATACCCCCCTTGCCATTTCCTTCATTCCTTCAGCGACTTTATCAAACGTTTTAACCATGTCTGCACTATTCTTCTCAAGGGCTTTTTCAAGGTGTTCGTGAGATTTCTCCAGGCTCGCCACAGCTATGACAAGTGAATCTAGTTTTTCCTTGTCCACGGTCACGTACCCCCTCTGCTATCTCTGCTTGAACCTTCTGAAACTTTATAGATTCCCAAATGTAATATCCTGCCAGACCACTGACTAAAAAAAGCGTGACCACGACTAATCCCACCAAGATGTCCAGTACCTCGCACATAATAAAATCCTTTATTGATCAAAATTAATTCCATAATGGTTGACACCCTGCCAAGCATTAAATAATAGGAATTATCGATCATTCCATAGGCTTTAATGAAATCAAGTAACATAGTACTGATTAGTAAAACCCAAAAGAAAAAGTATAATTTCAAGTTATCTTGATCTGAAGCACAAGCAATACCTAGAAGCGTAGAAATAACGCATCCTCTAGCTATATTATGGATATAATATTCGAAACCAGATAAGCTGGTGTAATAAAAGATTAGGGTAATACTGAAATTGATACAAGAAATGTAACATAGAGAAGAACCTTTGTAATAAAGTCTTCTTAAACAAGTTAATAGGACTATTACTAGCCCTATCCAAACATCAACTATCATCTTGATTCGTTGGTTCTTGACTTTGAGGTGGGATTGGATCGTCTTTTACTGGTGTACCTGGCATAATATTCTCCGATATAGTTAAAATAAAATCTCTAAAAAGAGACTTTGATTATATACCACATATTTTAGATTTAAAAATGTTATTTATGTAGACCATTCCATATAATCATTAAGATATTCCTCAGGTGAAGCTTCACCTCCAGCATTCCAATATTCTTTGAGATACACTGACATATCTTGAGCGTTTGTCGGTAAAGGGTTTATATCCATTAATAGTCTTTGTCTGGCCATGAAAATGTTATATTCAAGAGATCTAGTTAATTGCTTTTTATTACGAACAATTCCCAATCTAGCTGCATTGTTTAGTATGTTATCTGCATTTTGCCAAACAGAATCATGAACCCATTCCTCCATTTGAATAACGCCTCTAGCAGGTCCATTAGGATATTGCCACAAATATTGACAACCTTTACTTTCGTGAGCAACTATCATACATATCGCCATAACAGCATCATGGCTGAATGCATGCATATCTGACAGAACTTCTTCAACTAATCTTTTAAATTGTCTATAAATCATATTACCTCTGGTAGGTGAGAATCGAATTCCAAAAATGAGGGATCCATAGCAACTCGATAGCCTTTATTAATACGCTCAAGCCCACGATTTAATCTATTAACGTCGATTTTATAGTTACCAGTAGTTTCAAAGTTACAATTGAGAATTAATTTAAGTCCATCACCGATATCAGCGATTTCTGCAATCATTCTAATATCATCACCCGCCGATATATCATCTACCAATCTTTCAGCCATTACCATAAGTTTTGAGACTGTACCATCCGTTAGGATAAGACCGCTTGAGTCAGTATCAGTAATATCAGCTGAAATTACAAAATCAGTGTTTTTAGGTATCCAGTATATATCACCAACCTTTTCAGCTACAGTTATTCCTATATTAGTGATAGCGTAATTCGGCAGCACTGCAGGTACAATACCTGCTTCAAAAGCTATAGCATGCCTGCCTATTTTTTTAATTTCCATAATTATTTCTCCAATAGAACTCTAGCACTGACCGTTATATTTTGTGCGGAAGCAACGTCTTTGGTGTTTCTAGCCTTAATAATTAGTGACTTCTTAAAAGGCTGCTCGGGCAAGTCTCTTACCATTACAGAGGCATTACTAGTGCCAACTAGCATCACAAAAGTTGCTGCCCCTGTTTTTGTTTCATCTCTTTGGAACGCTACCAATTCACCATCAATTATTAAATCATAATCAGGAACATTAGTACTTGCTGTGGCATTTTCTAAAGAGCAGTAATCTAGTATTCCTGAACCTTTTATATTCAAGAACTCGCTTGTTGGGCTAAGCCCGGTAAGGGATAAAGTTTTAGAAAATAAACCGCTAGGGTTGTCAGTACTTAAATCTAAAATCCAACCAAATTCTACTAAATCAACTAAGAAACAATCACTTCTATTTGGGTATTCACTGATAGACTCAAACTCAGGTAAATTTTCCGCTATAACTGATGCAGTTATTGCTCTGTTTTCAGATACCACTAGGTTTTTATTATCTGTAGAGGTTATCTTTCCATTGAGTGATCCTACTACATATGGTGTAGTAGGTGAGGTGCCATGACTTCTTAGCCTAGAATCAAGAAGTACAGTGCCATCGATGGCGCCTTTAGCTATTGCAGCGTCTGCAATACCTATTGGCATCAAAGCGCCAGCACTAAGAAATTCTTCAGGCTGGAGAATTATAGCACCGGCAGCCTGTGAGTTATCACTATACATAAATCTATTGTCAGCTATTGGAACAACAGTTGATAGCGATGTGCTAGCTGCGTCATACGTAGAACCGCTAAACGATTGAGCGGGTTGGCTAATAGAATCATGCCGCTTATCAACACCTGTCCTGATAAGAGCTACCACGCGAGTACCAAAGTTGACGCTGACCGTATGAACAATACCATTATACGATATATTGAAATTACCATTTGCATCTTTCAATATATGTATGGGTGTATTCCCTTGGAGTTGTTCAGAAATTATAGGGTCTAATTTTAACGGAGTTCCTATAGTTAAGGAAGTGTAAGCTGGCTGTACGACAGTGACAGCATAAATTCCAAGAACCTCACCACTAGAAGAATCCACGGGATTTGTGACGCCTGAAAATCCAACTTGGTCTTGATCAAAATCCCAACCTGATACAGCAACAACCAACAATTCAGTAGACGATTCAGCTAATACCCCTATAGGTTTTCTCCCTGAATTACCTCTAAATACATCTAAACTTGTGCCACTTAAACTGGCGGTTTCACTCATGAAATGTATATTATGGAACCCTCCATCTAAATTAGGCACACTGACCGCTACTGAGAATCCATCTTGCATCCTATCTGCCGGAGTTTGAGAACTATTAGCTCTGGCACTAGTTGCTGCTGAGTCGAATAGGTTACCAGAAACTGCTGTATTAGAACCTGTAGCATTTGTAAAAGTATAGTTCTTAATGTTAACAGTAGTATCATTAGACTTACCAATTACACTGACCACATTATTAGGTCCATTTATACCTAAATCTACAATAGAAGGTCTAACAACTGAACCACCGCTAGTTGCGTGTCTTACTGTAGTGCCTATGGAGAAAGATATACCATTGTAATCACCAAATCTTATCTCTGGGCCTTCAATTCCAACACTTCTATCGTTTACGGCAGCAAATTGATCTGTGCCACTTGCTATGGGTGTTATATCGAATCCTTTGAAATCTATAGTTTCTACTGAGGCATCCCAGATAATCTCTTCAACATCATTGTTAGTTATCACATCTATAGCCAAAGTAGAGCCATATACAAGTCCATCTACAGCACCAATGAATGTAGAGCCACCAACAGTTACTAGGTTATCCGTACTCACCTCTACAGTTTTAAATGGAAAAGAGTCTGTATATGATGTGGCACCTGTATTGAGTAAAGTGCCGCTACTGAACTCAGAAGGATATATTTTACTATCTTCACCAAGTTTAACATTTTCCTTGTCTGATATAGCTAATCCAGCTGTAAAATCAGCACTACCTAAAGCGCCTCCACCACCACCCACTAGTTCAGTCATTTAGAAAGTCCACCCGTCAATACCATTTGATTTAAAGCGCAAAAATAAACTAACGCCCCCAACAACTTGCAAAACTGGTGAACTCGATTCACCGTTTATTGTTTGTAACGCGGCAGGATTTATAATAGGCGTCACATCTTTAAAAAGTTTTTCTATTTCAACAATAACATACTGTCCTGATGGCACTAGAGATGCATCGGGTAATACGTAAGTTAATGAATCTTCTATTTGATTTATTCTGTCAGCCACTAAAACTGCACCCCCACCAGTAACAGTATTGACTGTTAGAAAAGCACTTATTCTGGCATTGCTGGCTCCGTCACCTCTTGATATCTCAAAATTATTATTACTTTGAGAAAATCGTAGGGTCAAATATTCATTTGCTACAATATCTCCGTTAACTAAAGGCGTTTGCGCTGCAGTTACTATCGCGACTACACCGATACCGTTTGCGTTTACTGTGGCTGCTAGAGTATTAGAAAAAGGTGCCTTGAATATTACTCGCTGCTTATCTATATAAGCTGTGGGTACTCTGAGTGCACCTAAACTAGTTAGTACATAAGCGTTTGATGCACCGGCTGATGAATAGAAATCACCCTGAGCTACATAAGTGCCGATTGATCGGGCTATCTGGAATAAATCGGCACCACTTAAGCTAATACCTGCAGCCAGCATGATATTTTGGAGTTCGTTAGCAAACGAATTATACTCCGCCGCCGGCAAGACATCGATATCATCAATTTTAGGTAAATCTAGATTCTGCATATCTTATCCTGTAAAAACAAATTTAACATCGACGTTACCAGGCACCAGCTGTAATAATACACATAATACCGTACCTAGCCCCAAGTCACTAGTAAAAGGAATTGCAAACGGTAAAGGGAATACCACTTGAGGTATTGGTAAGTCGATTACGATTGAATACTTTGCTGTTTTGGTATCCGGAAAAGTTCCAGGGTTCAATTGTTCAAAATCGAAACCAGGGACAGCAGTTGCGGTAAGTCCAAAAAAATCAATAACATTTTGAATATCCTGTAAAAGTGTAGTTCCAGGAAACCTAGCAAGCTTCGCCACAACATTATCACGTCTTGTTTGAATATCGAAATTAGTACCAATGCATTGATCAGGAATGCCTACTGATACTTCCCATTCAGTTATAAGTAAGGTGGTTTGAAGAATGTCAATTTCTGTAAGTTTTAAATCAATTTGTTGCTGAAATCTAACGAGCTCACCACTTAAGCCTAATACCAGCTTATATAAATTCGCCTCTTCTATATTTTTACTTTCCCAAGCTGCACCATCAGGAAGATACGCGGCTAATATATCTCTTTCTTCTAGTTGAGTGTTAGCTTCAAAAATCATTAGAAAGTCACCAGACCAAGAGTTACAATACCGTCAAGACCAGGATCTATATCAGTTGTAGGGTCAGTTAAGGTAAAGCTTGCTAATTGAGTTCCGGTATCATCTTGAGTTAAAGTTATCGCAGTTCTGTATTGATCTTCAGTTACTATCTGTTCGAAGGTAACTGAGTCAGCAAAGAATGCTTGAAGGTTGGCAGTTATGTTAGCTCGCATAGAAGAATTGTCTGGTGATATCGCAGAAAATGTAAAAGCTTGAGCAGTCGGAATTGGTGCCTTAACAAATAATTGGCTAGTCCCTGTATTTGCTGGAAGTAATTCATCCTCTATAAATGTTCTTACGTCTGCAATTTCGCTTGCATCAGGAATTATATCAGAATCATTATCTCGTAAAAAAAATACAGATACATCACCTACTGATGTTGACTGAAGATCAGCATCATAAACTCGTTTTACAAATACTCTGGTAACGCCATCAACATTTTCGATTACTTCTTTTATGATAGTTGGTGGATTAAAAGGTGTGCCAGGATTGGCGCGAAGTCCTAACAATCTTGCTACAGCGTCTGCTTCAGTTTCATCATCAGTACCACCTGTTATTGCTTCAGGTCTAACAAAGGCTGCTGAATCGATTCCAGCTATAACTGGTGCAGCATTTACTTGAGCGCCAGCCAATAAATTTTGGTCAGCTCCGGTGTCTTGTGATTCGACTTCAACTACTGCACTGTCCAGCGTGGCAGTGATAGTGCCAGTTGCAGGAGTCGTAGGACTACCAACTATTTCATATTGAAATATTAAATTCGTGGAAGCAATGATAGGAAATGTACCATTGTATTCTGCTTGATCAGCTCCAGCTATTGTTGGGCTATTCCCTGTAGCTAACCCATGATCGCTAGAAGCTGTTGCTGTAACAGTAGTGCCTACTCTAATCAAAGTTACAGAAACCACACTAGTTTGAATGGTGACTTCTGCTTGAGTGATCAATGAAACGTCACCGGTCACAAATACACTCGAAATAGGTAAAACAGTAGTTGGTGTACCCGTAACTGTTAATGGTCCACTTGATTCTGTTGCTGTCAATCTTGCTGTATCTTGGTACTGTAACCACCTATCAAGGAATTCATCCATAGCTGTTTGTGGAAATTGCTGATCAACTGATTGCTGGTCATAAAGATATAAATCAAATACTCGCGCACCTAAGCTTTGAGCAAGAGCAAGGGCCCATTGCTCACTAATAGATGGGTCCAAATCAATTAAAGCAGTAGCTATATCAGAAGTTATCCGCTCTACAATTTGATCAAGTGTCGGTATTGGTAACGGCAAGTGTCTTCTCCCAAAGATTTACAGCTAAATTTAAAGACGGCCCACGCGGTATATCGACAACTCCAACAAGGGCTATACCTTGCTGAACCACTTCACCCTCAAAAGAAACTGATAAAGCTAGATTATTTTCGACCATCCATTGTAACGATTCTTCAGCAAAACTAGCAGCCAATCTTGCATTTTCAGTTGTAGCTCTAGCCTGTTCTAATGTCCACAATAACGATCCAGCTTGAGTTTCTTTCACCAGGTCGATGATCCATCCTCTATTCTTTAACGGGTCAATTCGTTGTTGTGATTCACGCTTATCAGTGAATAATGAGAAAATAATCGAAGTAAAAAGCGAATCATCTTTTACAATAGATCCATCAACGATTTCAAAATCATAATAACCTTTCTCATTATTTAATAATATATCGTCAGCCATTATGCAGGTCCAGCTGTTGGTCCAGGTGCTGAAGAACCACTATTAATAACGTGTGTATGAGTACTATGGTTGACCCCATTAATAACAGCCTCTGGTGTAGTAATTGTATCATTAAAGTTCACCGCTCCAGTAACATCCCAACTAGCTGCACTCAAAGTAGCTGCGCCTGTAACAGTGAAATCAAAAGTTCCACTGATAGTTGTAGTCATGTTACCTGTTACATTAACAGTGGCGTCACCACCAATGTTTATTATACTGTCTTTTTTAACGGTCACAAGCAAGTCACCATTTTCACCAGATGTTGTTAAGTCTACATCACCGTTTTCCTTGAAGATAACCACACTCTTTGTGATCACGTTACCTATAGCAACTTCACCGGCCTTTAAATTCTTGAAACGTTCGCGAGGTGTCTGCTCAATACCAAATTTAGTTGATTCCTGCCCTTGATTCGAGAACATAAGTACAAATGCATCTTGAGGTGCGTTAGAAAACAAACCATAAGGCGTCATTATCACGTATTGAGTAGGTTTCCCATTATATTCACACTTACCTAAAGGCCAAGGAGTGGTATCGTCTAATACAATACGTTTGACTGCTCCTTTAATCCACTTACGAAAAGACATCTAGTATACTCGACTTGGTGGTTAAACTTAGAGTAGGATCTAACGAATAAGCATCAGGAGGAGCGACTTTCAATGTTGTAGTGCTACCAGTTGTATTGCTGAACTTAAATCTTACCGACTCAATTAACATCTCGCTATCGATTGAAAGGAATTCATCTTTTACATAAACTAATTCATTGGGTATCCATACCTTACCATTAGCTGAATGCATAGGAACTGTTATATTGGCCGTATCACTTCTAGCCCGCCTAATATTCGATTCCCAATCAACCCTGTCTTGAAGTTGCTCAGAATTTAAACTTTCTTCAGCATTAAACTCTAGCTTTCTGATAGTTCTAATATCACTATCTGTTGCTAAGGCAAGTGGTGATACTACAGTCTCTGGAGATTCATCGAATACAGCTGCAGCAGGATTTAATTGAGAACGAGCAGTATATTTATTAAAACGCTCTCTTGTAGATACACTACCTGACGCAGCTATAATATTATTAGTTTTATTATTTTTTACATTCTTTAAATTATTTGGATTAAGTGTGGTACCAGTTCTAGTAATTACTATCTGGCCAAGACCATTTGTTGTTAAAAGAACTTGGGCTTTTTTAGCGTAGCTATTTATAAAGTTAAAAATAGTCTGGCCAATATCACCACTGACTAATTCACCTTCCTTGAATTCTTTTATTGCACCTACTTCGTTAATTACTTCAAGTCCCGTCACTTGCCTTACAACTTCCTCGAATGTAATAGGTGTTTGAAGCTCTTTAATATCGCCAAGAGTTGAATCTATGATATCACCGGTCAAATCTCGACCTGAAAAAGTTATATTATGACTTGTGCCACTATAAGAAACATTGACAACTTCTACAAATCCAGTGAGAAAAATTTCACCATCTACAAGGATAGATATATCATCACCTGTTTTAACCGGGTAAGGTTCATCGGGTCTGGCTGGAGTCATAATGCTAAAACCGCCAGCAATACTTGTCATTGACCGTTCAACAGATGCTTCAGTGAATCCTGCAAGGGTAGAGTTATTCAACTGAATAGCAATTGTCATTCAGTAACCACTTCGAGAGAACCGGTAAGGCGTGATATATTCTGACCAGTATTTAACTTCGCTACAGTAGCTGCATTATCGATATCCCCATAAAGTTGATATGACAATCTAGCAGCACCCAGCTTTCTTTTTAAGTCGATGATATTAACTTGTGGTGTAGCTTGTTCTTTTTGAGCTAAGATTTCTTCTGCTGCAACTTGAACATCATACATGTCACTTTTTAAATCATTGCCAATATCACCGATAATACTCACGCGAAAAAGCTCCTATTTATTACTCGATCAAAAGAAGTATTAATTTTGTCACTAGTTTCACTTAATTCTGAAGTGGTTTCAAATGTTCTTGCAGTAGCTTGTTCATATAAACCAACAGCACTGAAAGATTGAACCACGTCATCTATAAGAGTTAAGTTAACCACTCTGGATCTTCTATCTCTTGTGGTAGGAGAAATAAACGTATCACCATCACCAAAAATAGTAAGAGAGTTTAGTGAATCTATGGAAGTAGTCAAAGCGGATAAATTATCATAGTTGGTGATCATAATATCTGAGAATTCATCAGGATTAGTGGCAAAGAAACCTACATTGGTTTCCATATTTTTAAGGTCGCGTGTAATATTAGTTCTTATTTGATCTGAACCTGTCGAATTAGTGAGTACATCAGTGAAACCGGTTACAAACCCCAGTATTTTTAATTCAATACTGTCCTGGCTAGCGGAAGAAATAATAGGTTGAAATAAACTAGTGTATTTTGACCCGATATTAGTTCTACTTATCCTCGACTTACTCTGAAGATTATTTACAGAACCTGATAACTCAGTCAAAAAAGAACTTTCGTCACTGACTAAAAAAGTCATCTCAAAAAGAACTTGACCCTTTTCAGTGTCTCTTGTTGATATTATATATGGTGCAACACTTACATCAATCACACCGTAGTAAGGATGAGATAGTCTATTCTGATTTTTATTTTTTAGAGCGTTACGTAAAGAGTCACGCAATGTAATCACATTAGATCCATGAACCAATGCTTGTATTTCGAAACGTGGTGGAATAGTACCGATTCTTTCAACAAATCGACTATCTGAATTAACGAATTCATGAATGGCAATACGTGGACCTTCTGTATTTCTTTCACTCCGCATAAGAAACGGCACATCGTTAAATGAGCCAGCAAGTAAAGAAATCATTCTATATTCACTCCTAAATTACCAAAGTCAGAAGTAAATGCAGCCTCTTGTATTTGTGAATTCTGTGTGGCGCCAACTGTGATGTTACCGCTTAGGCTCATTTGTTGTTTAGCTATAACAGGTGAAAGTGCTTCAGGTGTTTTGTTAACGGTGGGTGCCGGTAGAGATGTACCAAGAGCACCACCTGTCAATGCGCCAAGACCTATACTGCCTTTCTCTACAAGAAATGATGCAACACTTTTTAAGCTTTCGAAGGATGGTAATAATCCGGCTATCTTATCCTGCAAAGCAGTAATAAGCTTCAATGGTCCAGAGAATATACCAATCAACATATCTCCGAACTGTGATAAAATTGGAAACTTCTCAACCAAGTCAGCGACGAAACCACCCATTGAAGATCCAATTGAACCAAGCATACCCAAGAAAGGTGCTGCAAATGCTTTGGCTATATTGAAATACTCAACAGTTTTTTGCTTTATTAAATCCCAGTTTTCTATTAATAACCCCAATCCAACCAATAAAGCACCGATACCAGTGGCTATCAATAACCCCCTAACAGCGAATTTAGCTATGTTAGCAGCTATTGACATTGCGTTAAGGCCCAGAGCAGCAGCGCCACCTGTGACACCAAGCATTCTGAAATTAATAGCTGTAGCAAGAACACCACCTCTTAATGCAGCCATTGCTGGAGTTAATACCAACACATCAAGTTTTAAAAACTTAAGGACGGACTCACCTTGCAAGAGAGCTATTTTAAATTGATTAAAAGTAAACATTGTTGCTATTGTTGCGAGTCTAAAAGCTATCAATCCACCAACTGTTAACATTATTGCATTTACTACAGCTGGATTTGCTTCGGAGAAACTAGCAAAATTACTAGTCATTCCAGCTAATACTATTGACCCCTCAACAATAGAAGGAAGCAATCCAGTCGTTAAATTAATAGCTGCAATATTAAACTCAGCACTTAGTCTAGCTAATGCTTTACCGGTAGTTTTTTGTCTAATTTCATATTCTTTTGTGACAGAATTTGCAAACTTTGTTTTATTAGATACTTTATCAAGAGTTTTATTTAAAAGATCTAAGTTACCAACTGCTTTAAGAACAAATTTTCCTGCTTCAGCACCGAAAAGATCAATAATTACTTTGAATTTTTTTTCTTCACCAAGCTTATCTAGCTGGGTTAGTAGTTTTATTATTGTTTTTTGTGGTGCTTTTAATAAACTTGGCAATACAGAAGCTAATTCCTTTCTTTTTGCTATTGCAATAAACATCTGGTTCAACCCTGACGCTGCTAATTCTTGAGTAGTCTCAACTTGAGCAGCAAAAGCGGCAAACCCCACTGCTGCATCTTTTGGCATTTTAACTGCTGACATAGCACCGGAAACACGACTAAGAATATTAATCATGCTAGGGGCTTTTGCTGCTGTCGTATTTGACAAGTGATTGATAGCATCAGCAACACTTTCTATATTTTTAATAGGGATTTTCATTCTATTTGAAATATTAGCCAAAGCATCTGCTGCAACTCCTGGTAACATATCAAAAGCAATTGCAGCTTTTGCGACAGTTAATGCAAAATCAGGTAATTCAGGAACATTTATTCCCAATTGCCCACCAGCAGTTACAATATCAGCCATACCTTTGGCACCGATACTAGTATCAATTCCTAATTGTTTAATGGTTTTCTGCATTTCAGCGAATTGTGCAGGTGTTTTAAAATCAACAACTTTTCTAACATCAGCCATAGCTGATTCGAAATCAATAGCAGACTTAATTGGTCGAGTAAATATAAAGGCGGCGGCGGCGGTGTCAAATAATTGACCCCGTAGTGAATCAGCCTGGCTTCTAGCCCGGCTTAATGCACTTGTAAGTTTATTGACTTGAGCAGTTACAGGCGCGAAAGAGGTTGTTTTAAGAGGCAAGCCAGTCGCCTTGATCATAGTTAACTGCCTTCTCATATTAGCTAACTGATCGTTTGTTCTGGAAACTGATGCAGCCATTGCAGCTGATCGTTTACTAAGGGATATTAAGTTTTGGCCTTTAGGAGTATTCCTGATAGCCCTGTTCATTTTTTCAAGTTTATCAGCACCAATACTAGTTGCAGCGTTTAGTTTCTTTGCTGCTTGTGCGGATAGATTAAAGTTACCAGCTAATTTTTGAACCTGGACTTTATTTATTGTTTTTGAAACTCTACCTAAATTTTTATCCAGCATTCTAGACGAACTAGATAATTTATTAATGGCTTTCTCTGCCTTCAATGCTCCAGCAGTTATTTTCTTTATCTGTGGAGAAAACTTATCTATGATTTCATATAAATAAGAGACATTAAAAGCCATTGCTATTTTACCTTCTGTATATACTTGACCTGATAGTTTCTGAGCTTATTTAGCTCTGTATACGGTAAAGATTGGGCCTCCGAATAAGATAGCCCACCTTCGTAGAACTTTATTAGGTCATGAATTAAGGCTTCCCAACTTTCTCCGTTTGGGAGTCTAAAGTAAAATTTACAATCCACGTACCTATAATCATTTCCCAGTCATCAGCATCAATCTGCTTTGACAGGGTAGCGTTCAACGGAATGTCTTTATCCACAATAATAAATGGTAGAAGTTCTGTTTCCATCTTCTCGCAGAAATCGCCAAAGTCAAGAATACTAGGATCGCAAGAACCTAGGATCGCCATTATCTCTTCACCAGTAGGCATTTTTCCTTCATCACCAGGTTTAGGCTCTTCTTGCTTACCACCCATTTGAGCTACTGCATTAGTTAGACCGCGCGAAACACGCTGCTTTAATTTCCTGCAAAATTTCCGATCATCACGAGAAGGAGCAATAAGCTCCAGCTCGAACGTCTTGTGGTTTGGCTCGCCTTTCTTGTCATACTTAAGCTCATTAGATAACTTAACAATAATAGTCATGCTACAGGCTCTCCGTGGAATTCAACTTCAAATTCTCCATCTTGAGAAAAAGCAATTTCAGAATCGGTTTTATTGAACATGTTACGGAAACTTCTTGTGAAATTTACCGCATCAGGATCGGTAGCACTAATCGCTACTCCAGTTAAATCATCAGTTAAGCGTTTCCACTCTTCATATAGATTAACATTTGAAGCAGTAGAAATAAGAGTAAACATAACTTTAGATACTTTCGATTCTGTATCATTGGTTACCACATTTTCTGTTGATCTACCGCCAGCAGATTGAGCTCTAATGTTGATTTCACCAATACCGCCTACGTATTTAAACGAATTGGGCTTGATAGAGATCAGTTCATTATTGACCTGTATTTGCGGGGTAGCTAAACCTTTGCTAGTCGCCATCTGATTAACCTCCTAGATTAACTTGGATTGTACCAAGTATGGTTCTAATCTGGCCCACTTGGAGAGGCGCAGCATTAATAGTAACCTTACCGTTAGGTACATCTGTCGTAACAACAAGATTCGTTTTAAAGTCTTCGACTGCAGCAGTACCTGACTGAGTTACCGCAATGTCTGAAAGCTCTTTATAAAGTTCAACCTGGAAACCTCTGATAGAAGCCTCGTTCTCCATTGAGAATCCAGCAACTAAATCTCCGTCAGTCAAACGACTTTGAGCGTAACGAGTTTGATTGTTGACAAAGAAGAACTCTCTAATAACTCCTGATGAGTCTCGAACGTTCAGGAACTTAAATGTCGTGTCAGGGTTACCTGCTGCATCTGTAAGTGCCGTGGTAACTGTTTCACCAAAGATGTAATCTGAGTTGGCTTTATTATTACCATCTGTGGCTATACCATTTTCATTCAATTCTTTTTCATCAGTGAATGAGAACATATCAGCTGGATTAGGTAATTCAACACTAGCTATTAAAGTGTTGAAATAAGGCAACGTTGACGTCCCAGGTCCGCCAAAAGCGTCATTCGGAGCAGCTGCACTTAAAATACTAGCTATCGGCGCATCTTGAGTTAGTCGTAACGCTCGAAGAGCTCCAACCTTGGCGCTGAGTACATCAGGGAACTCTATAACCGCTGCACCCTTATGAGTGGCAGTATCTTTTGGTTTAGTTCCTGACAATACAATATTTTCAGTATTGAGAGCTAACGACTCTGCTTTCAAGTTCGCTAAAGTATCTACTGAGCGAGTAAATCCAACACCGTCTAAAACATCATCGGTTACATTAAACCTAGCATCGAGTTCAGCCTTGAGCACTGCATCATCAAAACTGTCTGGCCAGATAATTGTCTGGTAACGGATATTAGCAATTGCATCAAACAATGTGGTTAATACTGGGTCAGTTGCACCACCAGTCCAACCTGTTAATACTGGCGCTGTAACGCCGGCAACTATTCCTGAAGTCGTAATGGTGTATGAATTAGATAGCGAACCGCCGTTTGAAGCGGTAATAGTAACTGTACCGGTAACGTTTGCCGCTGTGAAAGGCGCTTTGGTATCAGCTGTGATTGCAGCAACCAGAGCATCTGCGATAGTTGTAATGGCAACGTCAGTATCCGCTACAGCTATCTCAAAGGTGTGATTAGTACCAGATCCTATTTTAAAGGTTAAAGTACCCGCTTCAGTAGCAGTACCAGCAAATACGACAACAGCTGTTCCTGCAGTCGCTCCACCATCGTCAGCTAAACCAATTGCATCAAGGCGTGTTTCTTCATTGACTGAACGGGCACCACGTATCATGTAAGCTAGGTGAGCGCGAGCACCGAATAAGGTGTCTTCTTCTCCATTAGTTCCAATTTCAGTAACTAAATCACCGGACGTACCGCTAAGCAGTTGACCGATCACAAGGATCTTATGGTCTGTCAATCCGGCTAGTTGCTGTGCTGGAACAATCGAAAATGTAACTCTCGGATTGTTAGGCATTATCTTTTACCTCAGTTTGTGTCTTTTTAGCAGTAGTCCTTTTTACCAGTTCAATGCAATTATCCGTTTTCGCATCATTGAATCTATCGCGCCAGTACTTTTCTACTGGAACACCATTCTCACATTCTAGTGAAATAGTTGATCCAACCGGCTTATTTTGTAGTGGAGAATTAAGTTTAAATGTGAGTTTTTTCATCTCATAACCTTTAATTATTTTGTTCTCATAACCACTGATCATGGCTCGTCGTCCAAATTAATGTCAAATTCCATTGGTATATCATATAGTAGTTCACCATCGATGTCACGGAAGGCGCGGCTATCAAATGGCTCAACTTTATCACAGTCTGTAATGTCATAAACAGACTCAAATCTGTACTGGTGAGCATAATATGCTCTGTTGGTCGGGAATTGTCCATGACCAACAAAATTAACTTGAAATTTATTCTGTTCTGTAACTGGTGTTGGCAGCTTTAACCCAAACAAAGTTCGTAATAAAGGAAGAATTAATCCATCCCTGGCTATATCGAGAGCTTCAAGAGCACCTATATTATTCTGTCTACCAGTGGATCCAGTGGTTGGTATAAAAACATAAAATGAGAACGGATCAATAAAGCGAGTTCTTGAATCATCTCCTGCCACAATAGAAGCTGTAGCATCTGAGTTGAGTGCACGATCTTTCGAAGCCAAGACATCCTCTGGCACTACGAACCCCCATAAATCATTAACACCTTGAGATGAGTATTGCTCTGCAACTGCTTCAATACTGTCAATCGCTGTTATTCTCACTTGCGTATGCACATCACCGGCAGTAGTAGTATCTGGAACACTTGGAATGGCTGTATAAGTAAAAGTAGTTGTTGATGGAACACTAGCCACCTTGAATAACCCATTAAACCCAAACGGTAACACTACATCCATTGTTTCAGATGAATTCAGTGTAGGTAATGTGGTTGCTGTATTCTTAACTATTATTATGCGTCTGCTGGGTACTTCCAGCACTTCAAAAGAACCGTTCCAGTCTGTATCAGTAAAACCTGATAGGACAATAAAGGGAACATTGGTATCGCGTACATTTCTAGTCTGGTTATGATCGAGACCTGAAGCTATCTCAACCCTGAAAGTTTTTAAATCTGCATCTTCAATAGTCACAGAAACAATGGGCAAAGGAGTGACAATATTTTGAGCAGTAATAGCATCACTTGTTGTTAACCCGTGAGCTGTAGGACTAGTATCAACGGTTACTGTATTGGAAACGCTGGTAAAAGTCGCAGCCAATTGAGCACTGAATAAATCAGTATATTTAGGCAAAACTCTTAGCATACGCGCTACTATGTCAGAAGGTTTCAACGTTAGCCCTTAGATATGTCAAAGCATTTCTCCAATTCTTTTGAATCGATCTAAGCAAAAATCTTCTGTGTTTCATTTTCCTAGTACCAACTTCAAGGAACTTAGCATATTCAGCATCATTGCCAAATTCCATAAATCTAAACCCCTGAACTTCATAACGATGCTTCTTGATCAGATTACCAGAACGATTAGCTGGTGCCTCACCAGGAGCAGATGCTTGATGTCTAACTCTTCTTCCGCTAATTGTGACTCTTGATACTGTTCCCGTCTTTGGGCCTTGTCTTATTGACTGAATTGAATCTCTAACTAATTGCTTACCTAACCCATGCATTCCAGCATGAATACTGTTCTTATGACCAATTCCAGATCTTTTAATCTGTCCCATAGTCTTTTTAACATTAGGCAAGGATTTTAACATTAAATTTTCCGTAAAATCATATTGTAGTTAACCTCAACTAACGTATTGTTCGAACCAGACCTGACAGCAAACCAGACATCAGAAAAAGACTGAATAACTAATGGTGTAATACTAAAGTCTAAAATAGTAGGATTATCAATACCTCCAAAAATACCAAGTACTAGTAGCGGCGAATTGGCTACTTTATTATCTCTTGACATTAGGAAAACTTTAGCATTAGCGTTTACATCAACCGTTGCCGCTACAGATGTTATATATCCTCTAAATCCTGTCGGTATTGTTCTGTGAGAATTAAAAAGCTGACCTGAAGGGATGTTATCAGTAAAATCAATCTGCCCAAGAAGAAGAGATTCACCATCATGGTTGATAGTAATAACTCCTATATTAGCACCAGCTATTGATGATACGGTAGTTCCCGATGAAGTTACCACTGCATTGTCAACTCTAAAGAATAAATTAGTAGTCTGAACCGTACTTACTCCGTTCATTGCAACTGTTTCAATTAATCGAACACCATTAATATCACAACCGAATACGGTAACAGTTCTTGCACCTGTACCGTCTATAGTGTCATTTACATCATCAGAAGCAATATTTATAACTGATGCAGTGGTAGGAAAGAACATTTGAGCTTGGGTGCTTCCTGGTACCCAAAGATCGGTAGTAACATTCATTGAGAAGCTTGGAACTATACCAAGTACTTTTTCGTCAAACTGGGTAACAAGTACATCAGAAGCTGTAATGACTGGATCTATTTGGGGTCTATCTAACATACTCATAGTGCACCCCTTGAGATGATAATTATTTCTCTTTCTGCTACTTCATCACTGAGCATGTGGAGTTGTATAAATCGAATACTGCTAAGATCGTCAGGGCTTAAACATGTATAGCCGTTTGCTTTAAACGCAACCTCCATTTCAAGACCTGTATCATTCATGCACTCGAAAAAATTAACGCCATCTATAGAGCCGTGGATTGTCATACTGGTGCTTGTCATATCTGCAGGGAACAAAAATCCAACTGCTACAGTACCGTGGAGATCAACACCATTTGATACTTTAGTTCCAATTGGAACTGTTGCCTTACTGTCAAATGTCAATCTTGGAGTAAACTGTTTTGCCTGAAGCGCCATTTCCATGTCCTTACTGCGTTGAATCTAAAGTCTTATCGCCTTTCTCACCGCATTCCAGAAGCAAGAAAAGATCCCGTTCTTCAAAATTGTTTATTCTTAATATTGCAAAAAAATTACCTTTAAATTCTACAACATGCTCTGTAGTTATGGCAAGACCTTCATCCCTAATTGTAAAAGCATGTGTTTTAACGCCCAGTAAGTTTGTGCCTTGGAAAATTTCAACTCCTGCAAATGTATCTGTTTTGGCAAAGCAAGATTGAGGATCAGTGAATACTTGACGATGAGATTCTGTGTCAAATAAAGGTGGAGCAATATCACGAGCAGATATGATTATTTCATCACGCATATCACCGACTTGCGGTTTACGGAGCTTCCTTCTTTGAACGACTCGCTTGCTCATATTCTTACTATTTTATTAAGATCGTATAAAGCCTTGATCTCTGGAGTCAATGAAAGGTCATCAACTGCAACTACATCGCCTCTATTCTCAAACAGGAATAAAAAATGTCCTTTTATAGCTTGGAGTAATGTTGGAGGTACTGTGGCAAAACCTGTAACAATGATAGCTGTTATCTGATTCATCTGAGCCAGTACATCAGTGGGAAAATCTTGATCTACTTGTTCAAGAATTCCTGAAATCTGTTTACCTTTTACTAGGTAATAAACAGTATTGGCTACAGTAGTTTCAACATTGTCTTCGTTGAAATATTTGACTGAAGTAATCGATACTACAGGATTTTTTCTGATGCATTCAAGGTCAGTAAACTCCGAACCGACACATTTCCATGTGTTTTGACTAAGCTCACGATTGGTGTATAACTCAGCGAAGTCTAATATAGAATCAAGTAAATCTTGATTAATTACATCTTCAGTAGTGGATTTTATACGAGCCCAACTTTTAGCTTTAGCTAAGTCAATTGGACGTGTACCAATTGCTGTTCGAGTATAAAGTAACTCAGCCATTTAAGATTTCATCCGCTGACTTTTCACCAATACCAGGAAGGGCAATCATATCTTCACGAGACATTGCTTTCAATTCCTCGATACTCTTACCGCTTTTATTGATAGCTTTCATGGTTGATTTAGAAAATTGATCTACGGGAGTTTCTTTTTCTGTGGTTCCTTCGCTTGAATCACCACCTGAAGAAGTGCTATCAGAACTATTGTCGTCAGAACTGCCATCACCAGTATCCTCACTATCACTGTGAGAACTGTCGTCAGAAGGATCATGAATTGAGTCAACAACTCTCTCAGCTCCATATCTGTCTATAGCAGTTTGTGCCACTCCATCTGGCCAATCGGTTACTTCATCAACTTCTACTTCAGTACGAACATGATTAACACAATAAGCATGTTCTTTCGCGTGTTTGATTAACATACTAAACTCCTGAAGGAAGGGGGACAAGCCCCCTTAATATTATGGTTGAGTACCGTCTTGTTCAGCTACTGGCTGATGTTTCGCCATGATCTGAATAGCAGTGGCAGAGAAAGCACCACCTGTAGTAACACCTGTTGATACGACAGATAAACGAACAAACCGTTTATTACCAACGTAACCAACACGACTAGCAGTGTCATCATCGGTTAAGATGAATCGAGGATTATTCCCCAAGAGATCATCACCGGCAACGGTTGTTGCACCACTCAAACCAGAGTCATCACTATCTTCAAGAAGAACAGTGTAAACACCGTCCGTAATCGTAGCTGAAGATAACGTAAACTCAAGACCTTCCAACCCTTCAGTATCGATAATAGCACCTACTGTGGTGGTATTAGTAACGATGGATTGGGCCAATAAAGCGACCGCTACATTCATGTCGCTGTGAATATCATATGCTGCTGACATAACAGTCTCCTTATAGGATTTTAAGCAGTTTGATTGCTTCAGGGATTGTAACCTGACCAGTCAACCAACGCATTAGTTCAAATTCGACGATAGCCTCTTTCTTACGAGTGATTTCGTCACGAATTACCGCCATACCAGTACGATCTACGATCGTATAACCTCTACGGAAGTCAGCAAATGCAATTGGAAATGCATCAGTAGCTATATCATCCATATCGTTAGCAATCAAGTAAGGTGAGCCAGCCAATGTATTTGCTACAACACCGTTTAAACCAGGTTGCCACAAAAAATCACCAGTGGTTGATTTTAAGGTACGAATGAAAGCTAAAGTCCGACGATTCAACGTATAGATTGGTGAGTAACCAGTCTTTAAATCACCTGTCAAAAGCAAAACATCAGTTGCCGTAAGGGTATTTGAAGATTCTGATATACGTGCAGCAGCAGTTACGCGAACATCTGTAGTAAATCCTTGAGGCGCTTTGTTGCCAGTACCCTTAATGATATTACGACCCTCGCCTTCAGCAAAAGCAATATTACCATCAGTTAAGATTTCAGCTTCAACATCAAAGCCAGACATCATTAATAAA